ACAAGTGTCTGGTTTATTAGAGCTTGTTGTAAAGAGTAAAACTAACCCTTTAGATATGCTTACCTACCCTCAGGTGGGACCTCAATCAATAAAGATTAACTTCTCTAAAGAAGAGAACAAATATAGATTTAATCAGTTCTGGGATATAACTAAGAACCGTGGTGAGTTTACAGCTAACAACGTTCCAATGTTTGTTACAAAACCTAACGGTTATCAGTTTGACATTAATGCTCAATATGTTGATTATCAGAAGCCAGCGTTACAGCATAAAAAGTTTAGACATCAATCTAATAAAGTATTTTTACGTAAATTAAAGAGTAATGATGTTAAACTACTATTTAAAATATCTAACTTAAAACTTTTACAATCACCTAGGTAATGAATAAGTTACTAATTCATATGATGAATGCTGGTGACATAGATCACAAGATCCTTCCTGGTTTGCCTAAAGCACAGAAGGGTAAGCAAACTACGTCTAAAAAACGTGGGGAAACTGTTTTGGTTGATGGTAAAAGAATGAATACTTATTCTGATGAATATGAAAAAGCATATAACAAAGGGATAGGTCAGTGGGTATCTTATGATAAAGCTAGTGGACAATGGAACCCTCTTCCGGGTAACTTACCTAACTCTGCATATAACAATGCAGAATTTGTAAGTGGGGTAGTTGATCTACCAGAAGTTACTGTTAGTTCTAAACTAAATCCAAATGTAGCATCTGCTAGAAAGAAAGCTCAACAACAATTAGGTTCATATGAGGATTATGTAAAAGGTCAACAATCTACTGTTCCAAAATGGGCAGAACGTATGGGCTTCAATAATAAAGAAGCTGATAGAAAGATTTATGATCAAAACTATGGTAACTTATTAAATACAAGAACTTACCAGAATTTAGTTGATGCTATACCTCAAAAAGAAAATGAGAGTAGAGTTAACTACATCAATAGATTTAATAATCTTGCTGGTAAAAACGCTGTATCTCTTGCTAGACAAGCTAATGTTACAGAACCTTTTGATCCAAACAACTTATATAAATTAGGTCAATGGGGTTGGAAAGGTCTTAATCATATTGCTGCTCTTAATCAAGCTATGTCACCTTCAAATACTAGAGGTTTTATGCCTACTATACAAGAAGGTATAGACAGAGGTAATATGCCTATACCTGGTATGTTACCTGATGAGGCTAAAGAAATTGGTATAACTCAACCATTTGAAACAGTTGATGATCTTGCGTATCGTTATGGTTTTAGACCAGCTTTAAAAGCAGGAGACAACTTAATGAATCCAGCTGGTAGTCAATCTCGTAATTTTAATAGTAGGTATCTTGGTGCTTCAGATGAAGACAAGGTGTTTACAAGTTTAATGAATCCGTTAAACTATATAACAGGATCAGAACTACTTAGCGGTGGTAAAAATATAGCTAAAGCTACTAGATTAGGAGAAGGTTTAGAAACTGCAGGTAAGTTTTTAACTGAACGTACTCCTTTAAGAAATACTTATAAGATTAATCCTTTTGCTTTTACACCAGAAGAAACATCTGCCTATAGAATGATAGGAGATGATGCTGGTGTACAAGATTTAATTACCTCAGGTAAAGTGAGACCAAGCGTTCAAGGAAGTGATCTTGGACGTACACATTCTCAAACGTTTTATTCACAAGGAGTTCCTTATGATGGTAGAACTTATCCAAAATATGGAAAGCAGTTTAGTAGAGGTTTTGAAGGTCCAAACATGGTTGAAGTTCCTAACTACGCTGATAACTCATCATTTGGTTATGGACCAGCAGGAAAACAAGTAGGAGCTCAAGCTTTGACTTATCCTGGTTCAGAAATTGGAATTAATAATGTAAATCTTTATAAACAAGATTGGTTACAAGGATATAAAAAAGTTAACAACTTACTTAACTCATCATCTAGAAAAACTAATTTAGATGACTTAATGTATGCTAAGAAAGTATATGGACCATTAGGATATCAGATACCTGAGAACTTAGAAAGAATATCTCAATCAGATCTTTTAACAGATAGAACTATTCGTGGGTTAGTAAATAGAGATAACTCATTTTATAGAGGTGTTAACGTAGACTTAGAAGCTCTTAAACAAAGATTGATAAATAAAAGTAATTCATTTAAACAGTTTAATAAAAACCCACAAGAAGATCCGTTATCTAAATTTGATAATCTTATTGCAGAATTAAGAAGTGCTAATATAGATCCTAATGATTCTGAGGAAGTAGCAAAGTATATGGCTACACATATCCCAGGTGAGACAGGAGCTGGTAGATTTGGTGTTGACATGGATCAACTTGCTAAAAAAGGATTAGATGCTTTATATACGTCTAACTCTTTAGGTACTGCTGAAGGATATACCTATGGAAAAGGATATATAGTTAAAGCAAAAAAACCTACAGATTTTAGTTCTAGTAATAGAAGAGCGTGGATTAATAATAATGTTCCTGATATACAAACTGGAGATAATTATAAATTAAGAACATTTTCTTCTAAACCTATAAGTTGGAAAACTGAATATGAAAAACTTGATCAAGACGTAATAAATAACTACAGAGAAAAGTTAGGTTATGAAAGATTAGTAAAAGAGTTTCCAGAAATTTTATCTGATGAAAGACATACTTGGGAAAGTATTGTTCCTGAAATGCAGCAGATTAATGATAGAAGAAACCAGTTAAGACAAATTGCTGATGAAGAACAAGAAATAGCTCGTGCACGTTATGAAGATGATGCATTTACTACTAAGGATAGACTAAATAGATTTGAAGGCAGATTTGATTTAAATAATACCCCAAGGTATCAAAGAATTATAAAAAGGTTAACAAGTCCTTCTTTTATAAAAGATGTTTTTATGGACGCTTATTATGATAAGAAGCTAGGAGATATTAATAAGATAAACTCAAAAGCTTGGAAAGAAGCGTCAGTTATTCCATGGCTTGAAAGATACCCTGATTTAGCAAACGCCATTCCAGAAGTTAACCCTTATGCTCATTATATACATATTGGTAAACCTGGTCAAAAAGTATTAGAACCCATGTCAGTACAAAAGATATCCCCTGAAACTTGGATAAATAAAAGTAGAGGTCACCAAGGACAATATTCAAGACAAGCTACTAGAAGAGAGTTTGGTGGTGAATATGATGCTCCTCAATATATGATGGGTGGTCAACCATGTTATGAATGTGGAGGCAGTGTTAAAAGATATGATGTAGGTGGATTTTATGATTGTCCTGATCAAGAAAAAGATCCTGTAACAGGTAAATGTGCGGCTGATGTAGCTAGAGGTAGACAAGCAAATGCTGCTAATAAAGCTGCTACTAAAGATATGAACTCATGGGCTAAGCAAGTAGCTGCTATGGATAAAGAACTTGCTAAACAATATGCTGCACAAGACGCAGGTCAGATAACTTTTGATTATGATTGGATGCAGAATCGTTTAGATAAAGCTGATAAGAAAGCAGCTGTTGCAGGATATAAACAATTCTTTCAACAGAACCCTAATGTGTTTGTAGCAGATGATACATCTGGATATAGTCCTGAGCAAAAGTATATTATTGCTAGTAAGTTAAAACAGAGAATGAGTACTCCTATGGGGTCTAAACTTGCTCAACAACAGTTTGGTGTAGATCCTAGATTTTATGATTTACAACGCATGCAGTCTGAGATGGCTCCTAAGATGGGTGGATGGAATGGTATGAGAAACTGGTTGTTTAATGTATATAAACAAGACGGTGGTCCTATTGTAGATCCTCGCGGTCAGTGGGCTCACCCTGGTCAAGTAACTCGTATACCTAGTTCTAATATAACTATGCAAGGTGTTCCTTATCCTGTATATGGTGTAGGATCTAATGGTCAAAAGCAGATGATGTATCCAGGACAAGAGTATAACTTTGGCGGTGCATCTTATGTAGACGAGTATCCTATGATGCAGTTTGGTGGAGGAACATTACTTGGCCCTTCTCCAATGATAATGTCACTAGCTTCTAAAGTTGCTAACTTTTTTTCTAAACCAAAGAGTTCAGGAATAACGGATGCTATGCGTAAATCAGCTAAAGATCTTTTTTATACGTCATATAATCAAATGAATAGTGCTTTCTATGATAAAAATGAAAAGTTTTATGATAAGCTAAGAGCTAATGATACAAAAAAATACGACAATTCATCTAATTCTATAAACTTATCTTCTGGTCGTTTTAGAGGAGCTAAGGTAGCACCAGCAATGATTAATGATATAGTTAACGCAGCTAAAGCTAATAATGTAGATCCATGGGTTATGTTATCTCTTGTAGGTAGAGAATCTACTTTTGGTTCTGACAAGGAGTATGTTAACCACAGAGAAGCTGGTAATAAGCAAGACTTAATTTCAGGTTGGAATGTAGCAGAAGATTATCAACCCTATGAAGTAAATAGATACTTAGCTGATAAAAAAGTACCAGGTATTAAAGTACTTAAAGATAACAGTGGTTGGAATTATGAAGTAGAAGATGGACAAGCTATAGAAAATTATTTAAAAAGTAATCCTAATATTATAGATGGGTATTATAAAAAACTAGAATCTACACCTGATCTTGGTAACTTAGATAGTTTTTCTCTTGCTGCTCAAAGAATTAAGAAGAAAGGTATTCAGAATTACAACCCTGGTGATCCTAGGTATTCTTCTATGGTAAATCAAGATATGGGTCTTTTAAAACAAGATGCTGCGTTAAAAGCATATATGAAGACTCTAGGCTATAAAGAAGGTGGGGAATTTGGGGAAGGACTTCTTAGTAAGACTGTTAGTTGTTCTAATTGTGGTTGGTCTTGGGAAGCTGTAGATGGTGGATCTGATCCATTAACTTGTCATAAGTGTGGTGGTATTGCTAAAATGAAAAACGGTGGATACATTGTAACTAGAAGTAATGATCGTAAAGGTAAAACACATAAAGTGACAGGACCTGATGGAACTGTTAAATATTTTGGTGATTCTAAACTAGGTCAACATCCTAAAGATCCAGAACGTAAAGCAGCATTCTATGCTCGTCATAAAAAGAATTTAGATGGTAATCCATACTTTAGAGCATTTGCTAAAAAGACTTGGGAAGATGGTGGTACTATAAAAATGCAAAGAGGTGGTATGAGTAGTGCAGACAGCGTAAGACATCAAGCTGGTAAGATATTAAAATATGAACAGTTAAGAGGTGGCCCTGGTGGTACTCCTCTACCATACTATAGTGATCCTAGCTATATGAACATGTTAATGAATGATATTTACCCACAGGTAAAGAAATTATTTCCTAACGCTAGTGCTATGGAAGCTGGTGAAGCTATGGATTTTATATTCAACGCTGGTTGGGATAAAGCTAGTAAAAAAATAACAAAAGATCCTAGAGCTTATGCTTTACAGGAATACTATAGACAATATGATCCTTCAAAGTTAGATGCACAAGGAAACTGGTCAGGTAGAAAAAACCCTGCTTATTCTTTTGATCAAGAGTATAATTCTACAATAGGAAAGCTTTCTGAAAATCAAAGAAGAGTGTTAATGAACAAAGGAAGAGATTGGTATTATAGAAACATAAACAATCCAGCTCCAGGAGTTCCTAACAGTAACTATGATGATACTTGGTATGGACGTATATGGAATACTAATGACTTTTTACCTTTTAATCCAAACAACCCAAATTTTAAACCTAAGAAAGAAGATGGTGGAGAACTTAGTTTATGGGATATGATTAAGATGGCTCAAGGTGGGGAGATGATTCGTAGAGCAGATGGCTCATATTCTAAACGTGGATTATGGGATAACATTAGAGCTAACAAAGGGTCAGGCAAAAAGCCTACTAAACAGATGCTAGAACAAGAACGTAAAATAAAATCTAAAAATAAATAAGTATGTTTACCTACGACTTTATCCCTAACTTTGCTACAGGGAAAAACAGAATAGTAAGATTTAGATCTTCTAAAAGAAATAAACAAAACGGTGGTCAACTAAACCAAGCTCAGTTTGGTATGCAAAAAGGTGATACCTATGATCCATATGCTGCTAAAGCTGCTGAAGCTTCACAGAACGTCAATATGATGAATCAGTACCAAGCTAACATGCAGCAAAATAAATCTAACATGGCTAATGGTTTAGAAAGTGCTTTAAGGCAAAACTTTATTATGGACAACCAAAATAAACTTAAATCTTTCTTTGATAATAATCTTAGGTCTTTTCTTAATAAAAAGCAGCTTGAAGACTTAAGCAGATTTACTCCTAAGTATACTATGGATAGTGCTACAGGAGCTGTAACTATTCAAGAACCTACTTTTAAAACAGACCCTGCTGAGTATGGTCAAGGGGGTGGATATATGAATGATCAATATATGTATTATGCTCAAGGTGGTATGGAAGTACCACGTCAAGAAGATTTTCCTGATTATAACAGCTTTGCTGCTGCTATGCAAGAATGGGAACAAATGGGTCAGTATAATAACTATATGAATTCTCCAGCTATGATGGCTGATAGTATTCCTATAGCACAACCTGTTGTAGGGGTTCCTCCTGCAGCAGTACCTGCTCAAGCTGCACAGGTTGCTCTCAATCCGTATCAAGGATCAAGTGTATATGACTTTTTATCTGCACAAAATAAAGCTGCAGATTATACTAGTAGAAAAGCATTAGCTAGTCAATTAGGTATTAAGAACTATCGTGGAACAGCTGCTCAGAATCTTCAGATGATAAGTATGTTGCAACAATCTCCTGATCTTCTTCAATCCTATACACCATCTACAGCGGGTAAAAGTTCTAAAACTGTAACAGTTATTGATCAACAAGGTAACCCTGTACAAGTTCCTGCAGATAGTACATCTACCCCTAAAGATACAACAACTAGTAGAAAAACTCCTATTCTTCCTAAGAAGCAATCTAATGAAACTGAAAATGGTTATGTAGCTAAAGTTCTTGGTATTGTTGGTGCTACTGCAGCTGCAGGTGGATTAACTTATCTTGAATCTCAAGCTATGTTAAAATATATTAATTCTGGTGCATTTAAGTTAAGTGATGCAGCTAAAGCTAAAATAACACAAGCTGTTGAAAACTTGACAGCTCAAACTGCAACTAATGCTACTAAAGGTATTAAGGATGTTGCTGATTGGTTTAAAGGATTACCATTAAGACAAAGAAATATTCTTAAGACTTTAGATGCTGCTGAAATTCCTGGGGTTGTTCACACTTTAAAATCTGGTACAGCTGCTAATGATTTATCAGCTTGGAAGATGTTACAAGAAGCTAATGCAGAATCTAGTATTCTAAATAGAGCTGAAGCTGCAAATGCAATTGATGAAGCTGCAGCAGAAAGTAAAGCTCTACGTAGTTTTAATGCAAAGAAGAGTGCGGCTGCTCGTCAGAGTAAATTAGTACAGAATATATCTGATAGAACAAGTGCTGCATTAGCTGCAGTAGAGGGAGAAGAAGCTTATATGAATGCACTTGAAAAAGCTAAAGGAGAAGCTAAAGCTTTGCGTAGTTTTAATGCACAAAAAGCTGCAGCTATTCGTTGGGGTAAACCTGTACCTAAGTTTCCTACATTACCAGGAGCTGCTGCAAAAAGTGAGAATGCTTTTATGGGAGCTTTAAGAGAAGCTAGTGCTGCTGCAACAGAAACTCCTTGGCTTAGAAATACATTGAAGTTTATGAAACGTATGCCTAAGTTTCAAGAAGGTGGTGAGCCAGATTCACTAGGAGAAAACATCTTAGAGTGGGTTGATCCTACAGGTATTAGCTCATGGGATGATGTTCGTAGAAGTTATAACGATCCTAATGCTGCTTGGTGGGAGACCGGTTTAGAAATGGCAGGTGCTATACCAGTATTTGGTAAACTTGGTAAAGCCGGTAAAGCAGTAAAAGCTGCTGCTACAGCTGGCAAAGCTACCAAAGCTAGCAAAGTTGCTAATGTTGCTAAAAAAGTTTGGACAGGTACAGGTAAAACTTTAGATTGGGTTGGTGGAGCCGCACCTCAAAGATTTATTGATCAAAGTATTAATCCTTTGACAAGAGGTATGGGTGTACTCACTGCTAGAGGTTTACAAAATGCTCCATCATGGGTTGGCAAAACTGCTAGTTTTATACAACCTTTACAACAAGGTCAAAGATTTTGGAAAGGTGTTGGTGATGTAACAGGTTCAGGTCTTGGTATGATGAGAGTTCCAGAACCAGTTAACGAACAGGTTAACATTATGATGCCAGACGGATCAATTGTACCTATGTCTTCTACTGATCCTGAATTAAGTAATTTAGTTAATCAGAATATGATTGATACTGCTCAGGGTACTGGGTATGACGCAAATACAAATTCATGGAAAGCTAGAAAAGGTATTAAGTATAAAGGTAAAAAATATAAAAACGGTGGGTACTATAACCCAATGACTATGATGGCAGAAGGTGGTGAACCTAATGGCGGTATGGCATTAGGACAAATATCTTCTGTAGCTGATAAAATGAATAAGCTACGTCAGTTTGTTTCACCAGAACAAAACTTAGATCCGTGGATTGCTTCTAAGCTAGCAGTTATGGATCATTCAGCTAATGCTATTTCTGACTATATGATGTATAATCCTGAATCTCAAGGTGAAGAGATGGAAATGGAAGAACAAGAAATGAGAAGAGGTGGTTCTACATTTAGTGGAAATGCTTGGTATAGAAACGGTGGAACAAACAATCCAGGATTTAGAGCTCTACCAGATTTTGTACAAAATCAAATACTTTCTAACATGGCTTATGGAGGAATCCAAATAGATCCAGCTAAGAGAGGAACATTCAAAGCTCAAGCTACTCGCATGGGTATGGGAGTACAAGAAGCTGCATCTGCAATACTTAATGCACCAGAAGGAAAGTATAGTCCTGCTATGAGAAAAAAGGCTAACTTTGCTAAAAACTTTGCTAAGCAACAAGGTGGTCAAGTTTTAGATGTTACTCCAGAAGAATTAGAAATGCTTCGTCAACAAGGTTATCAGTTTGAAATAATGTAATCATATGAAAATACGTATCACCGGTAAGGGACTACCTAAAGCTCAATATCAAAATAGTCAGATTACACCTAAGAATGCACCAACACCTATGGGAAGCAATCCGTTTGCCACAGGTTATGATACAAGTAAAGTGTTTCCTGGAACTGCTTATAACAATAGTCTTTTCTCTTGGACTAATGTTCCAAATTTGACTACTGGTAATAACCCATCATTTCCTGTACCTAACGTTACTACTGTTAACAATAATGGTACACAGACTAATAATGGTGGAGTTGGGAATCCTACAATACAGTACCAAACATTTAATCAGGGTACTCCTACTACAGGAAACCCTCCTATTGTAAATCCTAACCCTAGTAAAGGACCGCTTTGGCAAAGAGCTATAAGTGGTACTATTAACTTAGGAATGAAAGGTGTAAACAAGTTAGTTAATAATAAACTTGCAACTGGTCTTGGTAAAATAGGAAGTACTGTTCAACAAGTTGCTAATGTGGCTGATCCTATTCTTAATTATTTAGATAGTCAAAAGAGAGATAAAGAAACGTTAGCTAATCTTCGTGAGATGAACGCAGTTGAAAATCTCTACTTTGATCCTACTAAGTATCGTGGAGATTGGGATCAAGAAGGAATATTTAGACCTAATGAGCTAGGGTTTGATAGTAAAGGTGAATATACTAATGCAACATACGGACCTACCATGTTTGCAGAAGATGGTGGTACTATGTCAAATAATACAGATATGCAAAGAATTAAAATAAGGATTACTGGTGGGCCTAAACAAAATATGGCTTACGGTGGTCAATCTAACTACGGTCTTGATCTTGGTCAACGTAATGTATATGATACTATGGCTGATTTAAGATCAGACAGTATTTCAAATACTATGTCAGCAGTTCCACGTGAGGAAGCTAATATAGAAGCCGAAAAAGGTGAAACAGTATATGGTGACTTAGATGGTGATGGAGGATTAGAGCATATGAAGATTGGCGGTAAGCGTCACTCTGAAGGTGGTACTCCTCTTAATGTACCAGAAGGAAGTTTTATTTTCTCTGATACAAAAAAGATGAAGATTAAAGATTCTGAGGTTTTAAAATCTTTTGGTCTTAATGCTAAGTCTGGTGGGTACACTCCAGCTGAGATTGCTAAGCGTTATGATATTAATAAATACAAAGCTGTATTAGAAGATCCGTATGCAGATGACATGTCTAAAGCTACTGCTCAATTGATGATTAAAAACTATCAAAAGAAACTAGCTATGCTTTCTGTAGTACAAGAATCTATGAAAGGATTCCCTCAAGGTATTCCTGATGTAGCTGCTCCTGTTATGCAAGGTAACCCTGAAGAGATGCAAGGCGGTGAGGAACAAGAAGACATGGGTCAAGAAGAGATGGCGTATGGTGGTAGAATACCTAAATATCAAGGCGGTGGTTCTAATACATTTGGATTCTTAAGTCCATACACACAACAAATAGTTAGCCAGGTTAATGCTGAGCAAGAAGCAAAACGTAGAAAAGAAGCTGCTGCAAAACCTCTACCTAATCTTGTAATGAATCCTGACGGTACTTATTATTATTCTAAGACTCCAGGTGAACCTGAAACTATATATAATACTGCTACAGGTCAAAGAGCTCCTATAACAGATCCTGAGTATTCTAAATACATGGAACTTATAAAGAAATATAATAGTAGAAACAAACCTGGACAAAGTTATATTAATAACATTTCACCTGCTGATGCTGGTGAGCTTTCTCGTTTGGCTACTAAATTTGGATTTAAAAGAGCCCCTGAAGGAACTGACCCAGGTTATAGAGTTATTCAAGGATCTACTCCTGGATTTACTTTCTCTACACCTTCAACTAAACAAGGTGTAGCTGGATTCTTTGGTGGGTACACTCCTGACTTATACGAGCGTAGAATTGTTGAAGATGTTTTAAGTCCAGAAGAAATTGCTAAGATGAGTCCTTTAGAGATTCGTAAAGCTGCTTTTAAAGAATTAGGTATAGATACTACAGGATTAACTGATGCACAATTAGCAAACCCTAAAAAGCTTTATACTAATAAAACGTTTTTTGAAAAGAAGTTCTATCCTAAGTTTACAGAAAGATTTGGTTTAACAACTTATCGTCCAGAAATGAAAGACGATATGTTTATTGGAGCTGAACACTATGATGCTTTTAAAGCAAAACCTAGAGAAGCTGGTGTTCCAATAATTGGTTATTTATGTCAAGAAGGTCCTAATGGTCGTCAAGTTGTAGCATCTAGTTATATGGATGAACAAGCTAGAACTTCAGCTGGAGCTTATTTATCAAAAGCAGAAGCTGATGCTGTTTGTTCTGAAAAACCAAAAGAGAAAAAAGGATGGAGATGTCTTGGTCTTACTGAAGAAGGTAAACCTAATCTTGTATATGATGAGTTAGGTACATTTACTTCTGAATCTGAAGCTGCTGCTACATGTACAAAAGAGACTGGTACATTTGGTTACATGACTCCTGATATAAATTCATTCTGGGGTGCTGCTCAAATTCCTCCTAAGAAGTATCTTCCTTGGAGAAAGAACGTACCTTATGAACCAGGTAATGTAGTGTTTGAAGATTGGAGAGCTAAAGCTGCACAACGTTTTGCTAATCAGTATGCTGCACCATCAGAACAACTTGCTAATTATACAGCACCTCAAGGATTTGCTTCTAACGCATCATTCTTAGCTGGTCAATCTGCTGAAGGTGTTGGTCAAGATATTGGACAAGTAGATGCTCGTAACGTAGCTACAGCTAATATGTTTGGTAGTCAAGAAAGACAACGTAAAGATCAATACAATCTTCTTAACGCTATGAACGCTCAAGACTATTGGAAAGATTATGTTGTTGCTAACCAACAGTTTGATAATGCTAACAGAGCATATATTAACAATTTAGTTAAAGCTGGTAATAACGCATGGAATAACAGAATGAACTTAGGTATGTTAAACGCTGTTAATCCTGTTTACAATATTGATCCTAAAACTGGTAGATCATATTTCAAAAAAGGATATGGTACATCTAGACTTCCAGGATATGCATCTGCAGCTAGAAGTAAAGATATGCCAGCTTTAGTAGCACAATATATGCAAGATAAAGGTGCTAGTGATCTGACATTTAAACAATGGCATGACATGACACAAGGAGGCGGATCTTCTGCTCAAGCAAACCCATACGCAGCTGCTCAATCTTTATTACCTATGTATAGTGTTTTACAACAAGGTAATGCATACAATCCAGCTATGATGATGCAAGCTATTGCACAAGCACAACAAGATCAAACTGAGTAAACTTTTGAAGTTTAGTTCTAAACTTTAAAGATTTTTTTGTATATTATTAATGTAGACTATGGCAACCTTTATACCAAACGTAACTGACGCTTTTCCAGAGCCGGCCTTATATAGACCGGACTTTGGATATATGGACAAAATGCTGAGCAGACGCCAGCAGATGTATGAGCGTGGGTTTTCAGAAGTGGCCGGTAAATATGGTGATCTCACTAGAGAGTTAACCAATCCTAAAAATGTTCAGCAGCGTGATGTCTTTTTAAAAGAAGCTATGAACAATCTTAAGAACTTATCTTCTATGGATTTATCTCAGCAGCAAAATGTAGAAGCTGCTGGTAGCGTGTTTGCACCTTTTTGGAAGAACACTCATGTTCTTGGAGACATGATGCTTACTAAACATTACAATCAGCAAGAAAGTATTGCTGAAGGTTTTCGTTTAAAAGACGGAGGTAAGGAGTATCATGATGATAATATTAACTTTGTAAGGATGCAACGTCAAGCTTTTGCTAAAGACGATCCTATGAACTATGGTAAGTACTACCAAGACAAAGCTTATTTTTCACCATACTATGACGTAGATAAAGAAATGCGTGATATCATGAAGGACTTTAAGCCTGATGATATTAGTATGACTACTATAAAAGGATTCTACTTTTACAAAGAGCAGGATGCTTCTGTTAGACCTGAGGCTGTTAGAAGATACCTAGAAGGAACACTTTCTGATAAAGCTAAGCAACAATTACGCATTAGTGCTGCTGTAAGATATGGATCAAATCCACAAGCAGTAGTAGCCAACTATGCAAGTACAGCTTCTAGTAATGTTAAACAGATTGATGGAGAGTTAGAAAAAGTTAATAACTATCTTAAAGTAGAAAGAGACCCTACTAAAAAAGAAGAACTAAAAGCTTATAAAACACAACTTGAAGATTCTAAAAATGTATATTCAAATCATTTAGATCGTATTAAGTCTGGTGATGCTAGCTTTTTATCTGGTAAAATTAATGATCTAGCTTACGAAATTTTATATAATGAAAAGATAAATGATTTTTCTAAAGCTCAAGCTCGTAAAGTATATAAGTTAGATATTACAGAAAATGGTGTAGCTCTTGGTATATGGAAAGAACAACAAGCTAATGCTAGAGCAGCAAGAAGAGAAAAGTTTGATTTAGAGTTAGAAAGATTAAAAGCAGCAGGAGAATTTGAACCTGTTCTTGAAAGCGGTAGAGCAAAAGGTGGTAACATTGACTTATCTATTAATGATGTTAATGCTAAATATAAAGAAGCAGAAACTAAAAAACAACAGTTATCTGCAGATTTTAACAAGTTTATTCTTTCATATTGGAAAGGTGACGGTACTAAAAATAGTGATGACTTATTAACTGAAGCAAATTTAATTAAAGATCCTAGTTTAGTTGCTAAGTTTTTAAAAGAACATGGAAATTTAAAAGCAGTACAAGATTATAAAAGAGAGATTAATACAGCCAATATGGCTCAAGAGTCATTACAACTTATATATAATGCTGCTAGAGATAAAGCTGGTTCTACTCTTACAGCTAATCAAAAGAAAGTATTAGAAAATGCTAAAACACAAGTTGGTAAGCTTGGACCTGTAGCTGTAGTAGAAAATGGTAGATTTGTAAACTTTCAAGCACAAGATATTTTTGATGGCTTAATGGATGGAAGTGTTAATATTAAATACACAGGTGGAGTTACGCAGTTAAATGTACAAGGTAGAACTTATACGTTAAATCCAAAAAGTAACGATCTTTTTGTAAAACAAGCTATTCAAAAAGTTCAAAGTATTCAAGCTTTAGCTAATCAATATGAGGGTGTTGCAGATGCTTCTAAGACTTATAGTAATGCTATGACTGAGTATTTTAAAAAGACTGGTCAAGAAGAAATTAACTGGATTGCATTTGGTGATGAAAGCAAACGTGCTAAACTTAGAATAGGTGGTATTAATAGTTTATTAGCTACAAGTACAACTGAAGGTACTATTAAAGTACAAGACATTAGAGAATCTCTAGAAAAGAATCGTACTTACTTTACTATTAATAAAAGTCCTAAAGCTAAAATGACTATTGATGGTAAGCTAGTAGAACCTACAGAAGATGATTTTCTTAAGTTAATGAAAGCTCAAGGAAAAAATGTAGGTAAAGATGCATTTGGGTTTTATATAGATAACTCTGACAGGTCTAGAAATCCTATGTTTAGAAACTTTACGGAAACGGAAGATATGATGTATAGTGTTGATAAGTATGCTGGTGATGGTTATAAATCAGGTTTTTGGTATCCTTTAGGTGAAGGTACTTATCAAGGTAGAACTTTACCACAATTTAGGTATGAAAAAATAGTTGGATCTGATGGTGCACCAAAGTATCATCTATATGATGGTACAGGCGGTGGTATGATTGGCGGTAAAGAATATAGAAGTTTGTCTGATTTAATTGAAGATGCTAAGTCATATTCTATACACCCAAATGAATTACAGATTCATAAAAAGAGATAATATACAATATGGCTGGTAAACTCCAATACGGTCCTAACGATTATAGATTTAATCAGAAACCTTTATCAGGGGCTCCTATATTAGGGGAAGCTCCTGGTGTTGAGTCTCTTCCTACACTAGATCCTATAGATAGTGGGGCAAGTGATGCTTGGTATCAAGCAGAACAAAGGATTAAAGGTACAAGTAAAAGAATTAATCCGTTCCATGGAACAGCTGCTACTAGAACTGATTTTATTCCTGAAGAACTTAGTCGTAAATATAAAGATCTACCTTATGGATATATTCCAGGGATAGATAATGATGACTTCTATAGTGATACAGATGGATTTTGGAAAACACTAGGTAAAGGTGCTTTAAGAATTCCAACTTTAGTTACTACTAAGTTAGGTCAATCTTTAGGCTTCTTAGGATCTATTCCTTACGAGGGTATATCTGCTATATATAAAGATGGAGATCAAAACGTTATTGCCAATGCTGCAGATAATGCTTTTAGTAATTACTTTAAAGACTTAGAAGAAACTGTTAAAACAGACTGGCTTCCTACATATAACTCTGCTGCAGATAGAAATAAAGGATTCTTTGGTAGAATGTTTACCGATATGGATTTTTGGGCAGATGATGTGGTAGATGGTGCTGCTTTTATGGCAGCAGCTTGGATTCCTGGTATTGCTCTTAATAAAATAGGAGCAGGTAAGGGAATAGTAGGAGCAACAAGTAAAGTTTTTGGTAAACCTTTAGCTAACCCAAGTACTATTGCAAACGTAGAAGCTGTTGGTGCCGGAGTGAATTATTTTCAGAACGCTCAAAAAATAGCTAGCGGTTTAGATAAGTTTACAGCATGGGGTATAGCTACAGCTTCTGAAGCTATGTTTGAAGCTAGTGGTATTAAAGATAATGTTTATAAAAGTTTAACTACAAATCAGTTTGGCCAACCTGTAATCAATCCTTTAACAGGAGACCCTTATACAGAAGATGAAAAGAAACGTATAGCTGGAAATTCTGCATATAACGGATTCTTTCTGAATGCTGCTCTTTTAGGTGTTACTAACTTATTTGAGCTTCCTTATGTTACCAAACAGTTTGGTAAGGTGAGTGGAATGGCAACTGGTTTAAGAGGCGGTGCAGCTTTAGGTGAAGACTTAGCTGCTAAGACAGCTACTGGTAAATGGGGTAAGTTTTTAGAAAGCAACTATGGTGCTATGGCTAAAGGCTTAGGTGCTGGTATATTACGTGAAGGTTTAGTAGAAGAAAATGCTCAGCTTGCTATACAAAGACTTAATGAATTCTATGGAGCTAACGGTATGTCACTTGATGTACTAGATTATCGTAATTATGGTGAACTTGGAAAACAATTAGGTAGGCAAACTATAGATGCTTTTAAAGGTGATGATCAAGAAACTGCAATGAACATTGGTCTTGGTGGTCTCTTAGGTGGGGGTATGTCAACATTTGGTCCTGGGGGAAGTATTGCTCAAGCTAAACGTGATAAGATAACTACAGATCAAGCTGTAGATATGTATAATCAAACGCAAGCAAACTGGCTTAAGTTTGGTAATATTTATAAAGAAGAGTTAGTTGAAACTCAAGATGAGAATGGTAATCCTATAACAGAGAAAAGAATCATTCTTGATGAAGATAGCAAACCTTTAGTAGATGAGGATAAGCTAGCAGGTATATTAAGTTCTGTAAAAGCATATGGAGCTAAATTAAATCTTGCTGATGAAGTAGAAGATGGTAATCCTTTCTTAAGAAACTATTTAAGAGACGATGCTTTTAGACAGTTTACACTTGCTCATATTAATGCAGGCAATGAAGATACCCTTATGGGTAAACTTGATAGCTTAAGAAATGCTAAACCAGAAGATTTAGCTAAGCTGGGTTTTGTACAAGGTGAAAATTTTGAAGCTGACATCAATAGATATAAAGGTATTGCTGCAGCTATTATAGCTCAGAATAAAGCTATAAACTCTGATATCATATTTGATAACACTAAAGAAGATCAAGCTCGTAAAGCAAAACTTACTGAGCTTGCAAGTACTCAGGCAGTCCTAAGAGGTCTGGCTAGTGAAGAGCTTCGTAATTATGAAAATGTTAAAAGTCAGTTTGTTGACTCAACTAATTCATCTTTGAGTGATGGTCTAGTAGATCAACTTAATGATATTCAGTTTAGAATAGATTCTCAAGAAGAGTATATTAAAAACTTAAAAGAAAGTGGTGTAGTAAAACCTGCACAGCTTGCTTTACACGAAGACATTTTAGATGAGTTAAAATCTACTCAAAAAGATCTTCTTAAGTATAATGAAACAAGTGCTCAAGAACTTAAAAAAGATGACGCTGGATATTACAGTTATGAAAAGAAAGCTCGTAACGAAGCTGCTTTTGTAAATCCAATGAATAAAAGAATGAGGATTAAAGGGCAGCTTGAGAATACCATAGCTGCTTTAGGTAGAGAGTGGGGTCTATATGCTGACTTTAAAACTGGTAAAAAGAACTTTTTAGATTTTATCAATGAACAAGTTGTAGAGCCTGTTAATAAAACTATTGAAGAAAACAATGCTCTTATACCAGATGAGAATCTAGTAGATAATGTTGACATAGACGGAATGGATGCTGGTCCAGCTCAAAACATTGAGCTTGGTAAACCTTCTTTAGACTCATTTCTTAGAGATAGACATGCTGATATGCAGGCTAAAGGTACAGTGTCTGTAGATTTTAACACTTGGTTAAATAGTGCAGGTGCTAATAATTTGATTAAATACTATAATCAAAAATATGGTACTACAGAACCTTTAGTAGAAAAGCCTCAAGTAGAAGAAGAGATTGAGCCTGAATTAGTTACAGAAGATCAAGCTGATGAAGTTCCTCAAGATGTGATGAATGAAGCATTAGACATTGAAACAGAAGATGAACTACCAGAAGGTGAACTAGGTACTACAGCATTATCATCTGTAAAGCTTGGACCTTATGTTGTAAACCTTGGGGATGAGATTAACGGTGAAGAGGTTACATCTATTACAGATAAAATTATACAGCTTGGAAATAACATCTTATCTTATGATGAGGTGAGATCTAAACTTGATGCTTTTAAAGGTAGAAACATTAAGCGTAAAGGTGAGACTGCTCCTGTAGAATCTGATACATTAGAGAATGGTGAGATAAAAGACGTTGTTGATTCTAAAGCAGATACTATTACACAGAACAAGAATGTACAAAATCTTTTAAATAAAGATTCAGAAGGTGTACTTTATGGAGGTAGTGACAAAGTTATAGATGGTGGTTCTAAAGTTAATAATACAAGTGAACTTTACATAACAGACTACGGTACTGCAAACAAACGCGTTGACAGAAAGCGTGTTGGTGCTAACCCTAACTACCCAATGGTTTTAGGTACATCTACAATTGGTGTAGGTACTAACCTATCTTTAACTGTAGATCTTGAAATTGAAGACTTTAAAGACCCTAACCGTGAAGATAGTAAGACTAGAAAAGCTAGTGACTTCTTTGAAGGTAGTAAAATAAAAGAGTCTGCTATGGATGACTTCCCTATCCGTATAGAAGCAGAGATTAATGATCAACCTGTATTATTAGGGTACTATCCCACTGTAAAATGGTTGGAAGAAAGATGGCCTGATGGTACAACTAAAAACGTTGTAGAGTTTATCACAACTCCTGATGGTCAGTCAATCAATAACTTAGCAGCTCAGGTAGAAATAGTTAAAAATTTGAGGAAGGAAATCTTTGAAGGTCATAATTTTAATAGTAACTTTGGAGTAACAGCTATTGTAAATGGTAAGTCTAACGGTAAACTTAGACTTAACGAAGACGGTAGTTTTAATAAATTATCAAAAGTGTTACATCCATCTACAAAGCTTGGTATCATACGTAACGGTATGGTTCATTTAGGTAATGACGTAGTAGCTGAGAATGTAATTACAGATCCTTCTATATATAACAATCGTGAAGGTAGACCTGTAGCTTTAATAACTACCCCTACAGGTAAGTCAATTGTTAGTTTACTAACTGTTCCTAAATTAGCCCCGACACATCAAGAGCTTATTGTATCTGCTTGGAGTGCTTTTCATGCTGTAAAGAATACAGCAGATCCTGCTTCTCTTAAAGATCAAGTGGCTATTGTTAAAGCTATTTACGATACCTTTGATACACCTTTTGAACCTGGAACGATTGTAGACTTTAACGTACTTAGAAACTACATTAATGACTATGTAACGTTTACAAGTTCAAAGCAGTACAATCCATTGTTAAAACCAGGAACTAGCCAGTTAAATATAACTGAAGCTGGTGAACTTATAGCATGGTCTGTAAAAGATAAATCAAAGGATAAAGATGTAGTTATAGCTAAGAATCCAGCTGAATTTGCTAAGAAACAAGATCAAATGCGTGAGAAGCTATCTGATCTTTACTATAATGCAAAGACAACTACTGAGTTCTCACAAGGAATCAACTCTGAGTCTCCTATGACTTTCTTAAGTGTGGTGGGTGGCAAACTTGTTAAGAGCCCTCAACCAATTACTTATAACGAGTATATGATGAATATATTAGAAACAAATATAGAAAAAGGAAGACCTGTAGATTCTAAAGATCCTAACAGTCCTTTTGTGCATTTTTCTAATCCTGTGGTAACATTTGATGTTGTAGATAATAACTTACAATCCTTAGAGGCATTACAAGAAGAACCTTCTATCCCAGCAGTTCCTGTAGAAGATAATAGACCTATTGAATATGGTGAGGTGTTTGTTACTGGAACCATATTAGGTCAAGGTGATGTATACGGAAATGTTCCTAAGTATTATCCTGATAGAAGAGGTGATAACGAGTATAACGCTGGAACTAAAAAATACTTTAAAGAAGAAGTTATACAAGATAAGAAGATATTTACGTTAGTAGATGCATCAATAGTTGATACTGCTAATAGAAAGGGCTTTGTTGCTACTAGTATATTAGTAGATAAAAACTCTCCTACAACATTAAATGACGTTAAAGCTGATTTAGAAGCTATACATGCAAGAACAATGTCTGGTGTAGAGAGTGATCGTAAAGTAAATAAAGCAAAAGTTACACAAGCATTAACTGGTGTAAGGTGGGCATCTCGTAAAGAAACTCCAGCTGTTAAAGCAGAAGAGCTTCTTGATCTCTCATTAGACTTTGGTGATGTAGCTGAAGACATTGGTAATATAGATGATATGATTGAACCAGATATGAAATCTATAAAGACCTCATTAAAAGAACTGAAAAAATCTTGTGATTAATATGGCTTGTAAGTATATACTTAATGGTAGAGAGTACACTGAGAAAGAACTCTTAAATTTAGCTAGCTCTGCATCATCTTTGATGTCTGTACGTACACGTACTAATAACGAGATGATTGAGATAATGAAGAATCAAGCTAGTAATAGATTTGTAAATCTTGATTTGTTTACTCCATATCAAGAGAACAATTACATATCTGCTATTAGTGCTGATGTTATATCACAGATCGGTACATTTAAGCCAGGAGAAAAAGTAAAGATTTCTCCGTCTGAAGCTTTTCTTAAAACTAAGGCTCGCTTTGAGAACTCTCTTAAAGTGTATACATACTTAGCTGAGAAGCTAGATACACCTGCTAAATTATCACAGGCTAGAAAAACAAAGGAGTACATTAAAAAGTTTCCTCAGTTATTATTGACCCCTACTATAGATGATCTTCAGTCAATGAAGAGTACTTATGGAAACATCTTAGATAACTTTGAAGGATTTAAAACTAAGGTTAAAGTAAACCTTAAAAAGTTTGGTTTAAAAGTTGAAGAAGGTTCTAATAAGTTTCAAGAGTTAAAGCTTGATGAAGAATACTACAGAAACATTGTTAATGAGGATGCTAATGTAGAAGAGATAACTGAAGATGAAAGAGTTATCAACGAATCATATGAAGATGGTAGTGCGTTTAGAGTGAACCCACGTGATACTGCTAGTACCCGTGTTAAATTATTCTTTGCAACTGTACCTTCTGGTAGAACAGGTGCTTTAGGTTTAAAAGAGTTTGTTACATACGATGATGTAATAGAAAACTTTTTAGAGATTGGTTCTGAACTAGAGAATGTTAACTATGACAATTTACAAGCTGAGCTTCTTCAGAGGTCTAAGACTAGACCTTATTTGAAGAATGTAGCTTCAATGATTGCTGGTTTACAGAAGGATGGTAATACCCAACTTCTTAATGAGATATTAACTTTTGCTAACAAGTCTTTCCAAGAACAGATCTTAGTTAAATGGAATCCTGCAGGTAATGCTGGAGTTAATGTTGAAATTATTAAGTCAAACCGTAATACGGTAATTCGTCAAATATATAATGATTGGTTAGAGCAACAGAAAGCTTCTGATATTATTACTAATAAAAATGGAGAGCTCGTTGTTAATACAGAAAAAGCAGCTGAGCTTAAGAAAACTTTAGATGAAGCTGTTGCAGGTAGTCCAGAAGTAAAGAAAGCCTGGGTTAAATCTTTTATGGCTAGCATCGGTGTAACTTACACTGATGAGATGTTAGACTATTTAGAAGAAGCTGCTAACAATGGAGAGTTCAAAAAGAACAATCTTAACTCTAACTTTGCACAGTTATTTCTTTCTAATAACTTGTTTAGTATTATTGTAAATAAGTATAACACCGCTCCTACTGGTAAAGCAGAGGTTGGTTATGATGATGCTAATAACGCATTAAAAGATGAGTTTACTTCTTTTAGCAAGTTAGCTGAAATATACTATCGTCATACTCCAGGTAGATACCACACTGGTTCTACGCGTAATGGTGAGAATAAATCTATCTATTCTTATATCGCTCCTAGTTATTTAGAGCGTATGAAGAAGAAACTTAACTACAGTAAAACATTCTTAGAAACAGTTCTTAAAAGATCATTTGCTAAGAATTCTACAGTATTAAAAAACTATGAGGCTTCTAAGCGTACAGGTGCTAATAATGTAACGCTTGATATTTTCTATGCTGATAGTTTAAAAAGAGACAAAAAGAACCGTGATGGTGTAGTGCGTAAGAAGCAGTCTGTGAAAGAACAGATGTTTGAAGCTATTATTAAACACCAAAACTCAGGTCGTAAGACTGGTTACTATAACATTTTTACTCTTTCTGATAAGACTGTTACTCCTGTTTTACATATTGATAAGTATAAACTTAACGATAAAGAACAAAGACGTTCTGGTAAAGACTTAATTTTTAAGCAAACTACCGGAGATGTTCGTGATAGTTTTGACTTTGGTGAGACTTTTAAAAATCAGCTTTACAATTTAGTAGAAGCTGAAGTTAACCGTATTGTAGATTATTCTAAACAACTACAAGCTGGTAATAAGCTTAAGCAAGCTAACTTTGATAAAGCGTTTGAGCTGTTTTATTTGTTCCCTATACTGAATCAAAGTTCTAAAGACCCTAAGGGTAAGAAGCTTGAAGAGATAAGAAACAGAATGTATGAAGGTAAAACACCTTCTAAAGAAGACGTTGATTATATTAAAAACGCTGTAACAGAAAACTTTAAAGATAAGACTCTTAAGTTAATTAAGACCATGACTAAAAATGGTTTGATTAACTATTCTAAAAGTCCAACTACTGGTGAGTTATTGTTTAACTTTCCGTTCTTTGATTCTTCTTACATGACTCAATCAGAACTTAACGGTCTGAGTGATTTACAAAAAGCTATATATGCTGCAGCTGATTTTGAGTTTAACTATTTAAGAACTCAGGTTACTGCTTTACAGCTTTTAGGTGCTGATCCAGCATTATACTATAAGGAACCTTCTTCACTTAAAAATGCAAACTTAGCTGATTTAACTCTAGCTCAAAAGACTAGTGTAGTTAGATCTACTATGGATGAATTCTCTAAGCGTGCTGCTATGTTTATTGCACCTGGTTCTCAAGGTGTATGGAAGTGGTATGATGCTAAAGGTAATCTTGTAGATAGAAGTTCTTATAAGGCTATTACTATTAATGATGTTAAAAAAGATACTGAATTATTTAAAGATGTAGAAACTACGGATGCTCAGGAGTTTATCACTCTACAAGAGCATATTGACCGTATGATGAGTGAGGGTAGAATACCTTTAGATGTATGGCAAAGTATTACAGACCGTCTTGGTAAAAAGAATCAAATTGAAAACTTTCAGCTTTCTGATAGAGAAAAGGCTATGGTGTTACAGCCAGCTAAGCCTGTTCATACTAACTCTGTAGAGAATGGTAACGGGTTTAACCGTATAGACTACGTTAAGTCTTCTACTTATCCTTTGATTCCTGACATTACAAGAGGTACTCAATTAGATGACCTACGTAAGTTTATGGAGTCTAACAATATTAGATCTGCAAACTTCAAGACTGCTAAGAAGACGGGTCAACCTGAAAAGGTTCTAACTGTGTTTGATGAGAATGAAAACTTTATAACACCTAGTAACGCTGATTTAGCAGCTGGTGTACAAACTCTAGGTAGAGAAGGCTTGCATACACAACAAGAGATACCTTTACAAAAGGATGAGATATCTAACATTTCTCAAGCTAACCGTGTATTGTTTGATGGTTTACTTACCGTTCAAGACTTTATACTAGAGAACACATCTTTTACTGGTCAACAGCTTAAAGACTTAAAAGAAAACATTCGTATTAACTTATTTGATAAAGCTAAGAACGATCTTGTAAGAAGATTTGGTATTGAAGAACGCGGTAGTGGCGTAGTGTTTAAAAACAAAAAAGCTTTAGAACAATTACTTAGAGAAGAAGCTTTAGAAAGAAACTTTTCTATCAACGATATTGCTGCTATTAAATTAGATAAAGATGGTGATCTTATCATCCCTCCGTATCTAATGGCTAGAGGTGAGAAGTTTGAAGGTCTTATTAACTCATTGGTTACTAAGATAGTACGTTTGAAAAACCCTGGTACTTCATTAGTTCAGGTGAGCGGTGTTGCTAGTAAGCTAAAGTTAAATGAACTAAATAAAGATACTAAGAACGATATTATCTGGTTACCTAACTACGATGCTACTAAAGGTTTGCAGTACATGCGTAAAACCAAAGAGGGTGTTAAACCTGCTCAGGTTTTAGTATCTCAGTTCATTCGTGATGAAGAGGGTAACCTTATTGATCTTTCTAAGTTTGTGACAGAAGATAAGAAGACAGGTATTAAAACTCTTGATACTTCTAGTTTTTCTGAAGAGTTATTCCAATTAGTTGCTTCACGTATTCCTAACCAGGGTCACTCATCAATGCTTCCTATAGAAGTGGTAGGTTTCTTACCTAGCTATATGGAAAACACTATTGTGGTGCCGGACGGTATTACAAAGCAGATGGGATCTGACTTTGACGTAGATAAATTATTTGCGTATACTAGCTCACTTAGATTAAGGTATTCTAAAGAGACTGAAAATAAGGTGATAGCTCTTGAAAAAGAAATGCTTAACATCAAGAACAAGAGTGAAGCTGAAAATACAGAGTTATATAAAAACTACTTAAGTAAGCAAGAGCTAGCTACTATAAAGCAACTTAAAGAAGATAAGAACGAGATTGTAAATAAGCTTAAGTGGAACATCTCTGATAAAGAGAAGGCTCGTAAGCAGAAGAGTATAGATAGCATCAACACTCTAATTGAGTCTGTATATGAGAACATTAGAGAAAAGTATGCTGATGAATACTTAAAGATTAGACAAGTGCAGGAGAAGAACAAACAAGCTACTCGTAAAGAGCTTGATGATCTTCGTAATCAAATAGTTGAAGCTAAGTCTAAAGGTATAGTTGGTGCTGATAAAGTTAAGTATGACATATCTAAGTATGACGAAAAGCAAGGTTGGGAATCACTATCTAGTCTTAATGAAGATGAGTTACATCAAATGTACCGCGATCTTCACTGGTCAGTGTTAACTCATAGATCTGCTTTTGATAAGATTACTAAGTCAATTGACTTTAATGATATTAAAGAAGAAGCTGACATGCTTGAAGCTATGGGACTTTTTAAGTCTGACATAACTTATTCTCCTATGGGTTTTGAAGAGCAAGTACAGATCTTTAACGATAACAAAAGTGGTAAGTTAGGTACAGGTATCTTTGCATCATTAGGATCTTTCTTAGCTGATAACCAAGACAAATCTATTGTATTGGGTCACATTGATCCTAAAAGTCAGAAGATTGTTCTTGATCCTGTAGTGGTGTTAGATGAGAATGGTGAAAAGTTAGAACTTTCTAATATTACTGCACCAGGTTCTACAGGTGATACAAAAGCTAACACAAGAACCAAAGGAGATAATAACTCTATGACTTTGAGTGAATCTTTGGATAACTCTAAGAATAAAAACTTATACAAGTTTAACTGGTCTGAAGAAACTATGGGAGCTTTATCTGCTCTTATAGCATTATCAGATCAGAACGGTAAAATCCTTAGGATCAACTTTGCTACAAGATTCTTTAAGCAACCAATTATTGAAGACTTTGTAAGTGAGATTCAATCAGCACGAGATACCTTGAGTGACTATACTCCAGATGTTAAAGATGCTGTAATGAACAAAGTGTCTAAGAGATACTTTGACATGATGAGTCAGCAAGCTCAGGATAAGATGATTGAAGATACAAAGAATGGTGAGTATAAAGAAGAGGTATTTGGACCTGGTAACTTAAAAGAAATGCTACAAGACAGCTTGGGTGAACCTGCTGATATGGATAGCTACGCTAAAAAACAGATAGATGCTCTTATGTTGTTTGATCGTTTAAGCACTATTGGTAGTGAGTTAAGCGGTGTGATTGGTGCGTCTTATGTATATACAAAAGGTGTAGGTAGTAGTGTGTTTGATGTTATAGATGGTATACGTAAGCTTGGACGTTTAAATAAATCAGCTGTATTTCTTGGTCTTAACAACTTAGCTGGTAAGGTAGATGTACAGGTTGACAATGGTAGATACTCTATAGAGGAGCCAATTGGTGAAATAGGTCATTCTATAGATCGTTCTTTATTGTTTGCAGAAAAGCTTTATAGAGAGTTATATCCTGTACACTTTAGTAGTTTCTACAACACCGTTTCTGAAAAGATATTTAATGGTTTAAATGTAGATAAGAATACAGTTGGTTCTTCTAGATTTATTAAACTTAATAAAGAAATTATCAAGGGGGTACGCTCGTACTTGTTTACTAACTCAACATTAAATATTTCAGATAACGCTGCACAAGAAAGAGAAAGATTACTGATAGACACTGCAGAAAATAAGTCTTTAGCTAAGCGTATTAATGAAGCTAAACTTGCTTACCCTGAACTTGAAGAAAACTACTTTATTAAGAACTTAGGCTTAAAGCTTAGTACTAAAGATGGTTTACCTAGTCAGGTTTATTATAAAAGTCCATTTGGAGACATAGACGAGATAGAAAACAATAAAGGTTTCTTAAGTTTAATCTTCTCTGGTAATGATGAGCAGATTCAGATTGCTAAAGATTTAGCATTATATACATACTTGACTGGGGCTAATCAGACTAATAGTAGTTTTGGTAAGTTCATACCAATTGAGTATTTTATATCTGATGCTGATTTCTTAGCTGGTGTTAAAGGGTTCAAGAAGGATGTATTTAATACAGGACTTCCACAGTTCTATCGTCAGTTTGTTCAGAACAACCCTGACATGGCTACTCGTTTAACTAAAGAAACTGCTGCAGAGCTAACTAAATTAGGTAACGTAGAAAAGTTTTCTATTGACACTACTAACGATCTACATTATAGATTATTAGTTAAAACTGGTCCAGCTGACAATACATTAGCTAGAGAAAAGTTTGCTGACTTTATTTCATACACAGATCCTCAAAGTAAGCAAGTATACTTATATGAGAGAACTAGTGCTATGAACATAGGTAAGTACGAAAGAATTAATACTTTAGGTACGCGTAAGGCTGGTTTCTCTGAATACATGATGAACGAGAAACAAGTTCCTTCTGTATTACCTATTAATATGACTGCTGCACAGCTTGCTGAGTATAAAGTAAAATATCCTGACGCACCTGGTATTGAAGATAGTATAGATGTAGATAGCTTAGCTGACGGTATGTTAGAAGATGATATCAACTTGGATAATCTTTTAGATCAAGCTGATATGTTTGACAACATAGATTTAGATGTTATGGCAGCTCGAGAACCTATGGTTCAGCAGCCTAAGCAAGTTGGCAAACCTTCTGAGTATACTAACCACTCTGGTGGTGCAATTGGTGCTGACAGTGCATGGGATACTATTGGTAGAGAATTTGGTGTGGTTAATCATAATCATTACTACTTTGGTGCTAAAACACCAAAGGGTAATGTAGAACTTACAAAAGAGCAGTTAGAAGAAGGTGTAGCTCAGATGCGTAAAGCAGCTGAAGTTCTTGGTAAAAATCCACAGAAAGCTAGCACTGTTAACTTACTTGCACGTAACTGGTTCCAAGTTAAGAATTCAGATCAAGTGGTTGCTATAGCACCAATTGATGATAATAAAATGTTTGTAGAAGGTGGTACTGGTTGGGCTGTAGCTATGGCTCAAGCTAACAATAAAGAAACCCATGTATTCAACCTTAAAGATAATTCATGGTATACATGGAACGGTAAGGAGTTTGCTGCTTCTGGAGTTCCTGTTCTATCTAAAAACTTTGCTGGTATAGGTAGTAGACAAGATAATGGTAAAATGACTGAGGAGTCTTTACAAGCTATCTTTGACGTATATGATAATACCTTTAACTCTGTAAGAACAGAAACTTCTATTGCTGATGTTAGTACACAAATAAACCCTACAGAAGAGATAGTTATCACAGATCCTACTGATACTCTTAACTTGGATGACATGTTAGGTATGGATATGGATGACACTACTGAGATTAATCTAGAAGAGCTTCAGAATCAACCTGTTGAGTTTGGTCAAGCACAGACAGACCCTGTAGTAAAAGAGCTTATCCCTAATATGGATGGTGATAATAGCGTTAAGACTGTTTTAAATAACATCTTTAAGACTACTACTAATCCATTCTTTAAAGACTTAATTAAGATTTTAGGTCAGTCTGGTAGCATCAAAGACGCTAATGTTATTATAGATAACGAGATGGCCCACCCTGGAACTTACGCTCCGGGTATAATTAGAATCAATGCTGAGCTAGCTAAGAAGGATAATCCTAAACAAACAGCTAAAGCTAACTTAGAGACAGTGATTATGCATGAAGTTATGCATGCTGCCACTGCAGATATTCTTAAGCGTTTTAGAGAAAATAAAGCTAGTCTTAACAAAAGACAGATTATCTTTGCAACAGGGCTTACAAACATGTTTAAGGATCTACAAGAAAGAATGATAGATTCTGAAGAGCATGGTCCTAAGCTTACTGAGGTGATTGATAAGTTGTTTGGTAGTAATCAGGATGTAGATCTTTCTCCTAAAGAGAAGTCTATGTACTATGGTCTTACAAATGTTGATGAGTTTGTAAGTATGATCATGACTGATAGAACCTTCCAACAGTTCATGAACCAAACTATGTATAATGAGAATACTAATACAAGTATCCTTGAGAGATTCAAAGAGATGTTAAGAAACTTGGTAGCTTCTCTTGCTGATATTATTGGAGTAAAAATTGATAACAAATCAGCTTTATATAATGGTGTAGATACTATTGTAAAGCTTATAACTGAACCGGATATTCAAGATCATTCTGATGAAGAAACTATTAACGGAGATCCTAATGAAGGTCAGTTAAATATGGATGACATAAACAACCCACAAGATACAACAACACAAGATTTCTATATGTTAAAAACACCAAACGGTTCCTTTAAAGCAAACGAAGATCAGATAATAGCTATTGATACTGTATCTGAATTCTTAAACAAGCCTACTACTGAGAAGTTAGAAGACAACGTGTTCTTACTGTACGGACCAGGTGGTACCGGTAAGACTGCTTCTGTAGCAAGTGCTATTAATAAAGCTTTAAGTAATACAGCTGAAAAAGTTAAAGTGGGTTACACTGCTATATCTCACACTGCTAAAGGTGAGTTAGTTCGTGCAGGTAATGAAGAAGCTGTTACACTTGCTTCATTATTAGGGTCTAGACCTAAGATTAATTCTGCGGGTGAAGAAACCTTTGACTTAATACCTCTATCAGAATATACTGATGGTGATAAGCCAAAACCTTATCCTCCAATATTTACTGTAGACTGGTTAGTTATTGATGAAGCATCAATGATTGGTCAGCGTGAAATAGATGCTATTAAACAACGTCTTAGAGAAAGAAGTGGTGAGTTTGGAGATAGTAAGCTTAAGATTTTGTTTATGGGTGACTACTCACAGATTCCTCCTATTGGAGTGCGTCCTGATGAAGATGGATTTGCTATTAATCTAATGAAGAATCCATCTAAGAGTATTGGCCTATCTAAAGTAGAACGTACTAAGAATCAAGATATTACAGATCTTGGTTTTAGATTCCGTAGAGCTGTAGACTATTATAATCAGCAGTTAGAGAAAGGTATGCCTTCTGCGGCTACAGGCTTAAGAATTGAAAAGATGTTAGATAACACTGTAACTACATCTTCTGAGAATGTACTTTACACCTCAAACATTAAGAAGTTCTATACAGACTATGTAAATATTTTTAAACAAGATCCGTTTAACTCTCAGAATGCTGTGATGATTGCTTACAATAATGAAAAGCATATTAACACTGTTACTATTAATAACATCTTAAGAACTAATTTATTTGGTGCTAAAGCTGAAGAGGGTTATTTTGTAGATGGAGAACCTATATTCTTAGGGTCTACAATCAACGCTAAAACAGAAAACGGTAAAGCTATTGAGATGCCTAAGAATAGTAGAGTTGTTATCAAGTCTATTAAAAGTGTTGTTAAAACATATAACCTAGGTACTAATAGAAAAAGTGATTTAATCAACGTACCTGTTTATGCTATAACTGCACATTACGGTAAACAGGTTGTTAGCTTTGATGCCTTTGATAAAAAGTTTGTTGAGCAGTTTATACCTTCTAGATATGATAGTCAAAGGAAAGGATATATTTTAGAAGATGGATCATTCTTACCTTACTTTAAATATATGAGATTGAAAGACAGTGGAATAACTGATGTTTTCCATGGATATATAATGTCAGCTCATAAAGTTCAAGGTCAGACTTATAATCATCCTTTTGTACATGATAAGAACATAGCACAACATGTGCGTCCGAGCATGCAATCAGGAGAAATGATTCTTACTCCTAAGTCTTATGCTCAGATACTTTATACTGCTGTATCACGTGCTAGAAATAAGGTGTACGTACTTACAAATACTGTAGCTAATGAAACAGGTGCTTTTGTACAGCCAACTTTTGAGAACCCAATGAAGTCAGTAGGTACACAAGTAACTGCTGCTGAGTTTCCTACTGAACTAGAATTAGAAAATCAATGTAAATTATAACTATGGCTTGTCTTGTAAAAAGATCACAAAATGCAATTGATAGTGTATACTTACCAGGTGGTGAAGTAAAATCTACAGCTTACTATAATATACTTAGTGAGGTAATGAAAGGCGTACCTAGTGATGTAATTCTAAATGTAAAACAATCTTTAGAGGGTTATGTAGGTAAGTTTATTAAAAACTCTACAGATCCTAGTGAGGTGGCCCTTGGTTTATATGCTAACTTGTATTCTAAAGATTTTAAATCTTGGTATGGTAATGACTGGACAACCACTGGTGAAGAACCAAAGGTTGTAACAGTTGATGGTATGAAAGTATTTAAGAATGCTAAAGGAGAGATTAGAAGCATTTATAACACGGGTAGTCAGAAACAAAGTAAAGCTGATTACTATAGATCAGTAGCCACTAGAAAAACTAGTGATCTTACTGACTATGTAAGAAAGACTATACAGGTTTTAAACTTACGTATTAAAGAAGCAAGACAGCTTAGAGATAAGGTTAACAATAACCCTAAGCTTTCCTTTGAAGAAAAGACTAAGCAAGCTAAGCGTTTTAATGACGTTATAGCTGACTCTATAGAAAAGAAGACCCAGTTAAAAGAAAAGAATGAGCTTGAGTATTTATACTTGACAGCTGAAACTGATCTTGATATGGCTACAGATGTGCTACGTAATAGCAGCAGATCTACTATGGGTGATATCCGTATAGCTTACCGTGCGGTAGAAGCTTGGAAGAATATCATTATGATATTAGGAGTTAAAAACTTATCAGAGTTATCTAATGATGATGCTAAGCGTATCTCTGCTATAGAAGCAAGAAGTATTAATCTTAGTCGTGAGCTTACAGATATCTCTGTAAAACTTATTGCTAAGACTTTCTCTAGTGAAAACAAAGAGATCAAGCCTGATGACTTATACAATCATCTGAAAGGTCTAGAGGATGTAAACTGGATCAGCTCTCAAACTAGAGACATTAGTACAACAGGTATACCTATTGTTAGTCTATTGGCTAAAATAATTCAAGAAGCCAACCTTAAGATTGATAAAGAGCATAATAAAAACTATCAAAGGATTGATGATGCTTATAACAAGATTAAAGGTAATACTGAAATTAAAGCTAACGGCTTTAATATTTTCTTTAAAGAACAGTCTAAAAAGATTGGTGATAATATAATTAAGACTTTAGGTTTAGTTGGTCGTTACTCTCAGAGCTATTATGATACTATGAGAGCTAAGCGTAAAGTGTTAAACAACACTTTAGAAGCTGCCGGTAACGATAACGTTAAAAAGAAAGAGGCATACGATCAGTATAACACTTGGGTAGCTAAGAATACAATCTTATTTAATGCTGTACCTTTTTTACAGATGGATAAATATACTGATGATCAAAGAGTCAGTGTAGTTAATGATTTGTTAGCTCAAGGGTTTACTCGTGATGAGATTGCTGATATCGTTAAAGAATCAGAAAGATTATATAATAAGTTCTTAGATCAGAAGAAGCGTTACGCTATTGATCTAGAAGTAGATTATGAAAATAATAAATTAGCTGTACCAGATGGTCAGACTAAAGAACAATATATTAATAGTCTTGTAGAGAAGTGGGATAATGACCACAACCCTATTAAGTTTATTGATCAAATGATGCAGCCAAAGCTTATAGCAAACTATGCTTATAAGGGTATGTATTATACTATTAAGATACCACGTAAAACGGTAGATAATAAGGATAGCGGATACTACGATCAGAACTTTACTCGTATTGCTGCTAATAAAGACTTGTATGAATTCTATACATTCTTTAGAGATTTTATAAAAGAAAACTTATCTTATCTTCCTGAAGAGGAGATTGATGACTTACAGTCTAACTTCTTACCTGTTATTACAGAAAAGATTGCTCAAGAGTATGGGCTTACTAATTTAAAAGAAGCCACTAAAGGTCTTGGTGATTGGTTTATGAATACGTTTACGTCTATAGACTACCAGCGTAGAGAAACAGTAGATCCAGTTACTGGTAAAAAAGTTTACAACTTACAGCCTAAGTTCATTAATGAAGAGGTTGCTGTAGAAGATCGTTCTAAGGACATGGTTGTGATGATGAAAATGTTTGGTGATATGGGTCTTGTATACAAGCATAAGCTGCAGGTGCAAGATTACGTTGATGCTATGAATGAAATCATTCAGAACACTGGTAAGACAATGAGTGTAAACAACTTTGGTGAAGTTAAAGTTGAAACTGTAGCTCCTAAGAATACTCAGGCTATGGTTGAGTCTGAAATTAAAAGAAGTTTTTACGGGGCTCCTGTAGAAGAGTCTATGGTGTACCAAGGTAGAAAGTTCTATAATGCTAAAGAGCTTATAACGTTAGGTACTCACAAGTCTGAAAAGTATAGAAAAGCTCAAGAGCTTGAAAATAAGATTAAAGATTTAAATAAGGAATTAGAAAAAGATTCTTTAACTGATATAGAAAGGGTTAATATTGAGAAAGAAATTAACAAGCTTAAGTCAGAGCATTCTAACTTAGGTGGTAGATTGTTTAGTCTTACCAAAACTCTTGACAGTAATATCAAGTATTCAAGACTTGTTGCGTTAGCTTTCCAACCCTTTTCTGCTCTACGTAACCTTTTGATTGGTGGTGTTAATAATGTTATTCATGCTACCGGTGCTAGAGATTTTAACTCTGCTGAGTTAAGAACAGCTACTGCAATGATTAAAGGTTCTATAACTAAGTTCTGGACTAAAGGTAATGTGGTTTCTGAAGATGCTGCTAAGCTCCTTAAGTTTATGTTAGATACAGGAACTGTAGAAGGTGAAGACGGTTTATACAGGGCTAATATAATTAATAAAAAGACTACTGCTGATAAGATACTAGAGAAGCTACCTAATGCATTCACTTTAATGAAAGGTACTGACTTTTTATTTAAATCTCAGACTGCTTTAGCCATGGCTTTAAATACTAAGATTGTCACTGAAAAAGGTGAGGTGTCTTTGTATAAAGCTTTAACTGATAACTTAGAATTTAACGAAGAGTTATATGGTAAGTATAATCCTGAATTAAATGGTGGGTTAGAGTTTGAAGACCTTTATGATAAGTTTATGTTAAAGACAGGTCAAGTAGCTAAAAGACTACACGGCTTGGCTACTAACAGAACAGGTATAATGGGTAAGGATAACGTTATGGGTAGACTACTGTTCTTATTTAAGACTTGGCTTCCTGAAACTGTAGCTAACCGTTATGAGTCTAGAAAGTATGATGAGTTTCTAGAAAGAGATGTAGAAGGTTATTTTAGAACTTTAGGTAGATTGGCTTTTGTAGAAGAAGGTGTTCCTTATGCTTTTAAAGCAATGCTTAGAGCTACGTTCTCAGATAACACTGATGATCTTGATGATTTAGAAAAAGAAAACTTACGTAAAGCTTTTAGTGAGTTAGTAGCTATTATAAGTATTACAAGCATATACCTTGCAATCAAAGGTTTAGCTCCAGATGAAGATGATGAGGAAAGAAAGAAATGGAATATGGTTATAAACCAGATGGAGTTATTAAAAAGAGACTTAACGTTTTATATTGACACTGACTCTTTAGGTGATCTTACAACTCAGATGGTTCCTTCTATTACATCTTTAAATAACTTAAAGACTGCACTGTGGGCTGCGTTGTATCATTACCCTGCCGGTATTACTGGCTTAGAAACTAATGATGATGGGGAACCTCTATATGATGGTGAACGTACTATTTTAAAAGTAACTAAAGCAATACCTGGATTGAATAACATTAACAGAATGATATACTATCAGAAGAAGTTATCAGATGCTAGATAGAATAAAAAAAAGAGAGGAACTAATCCTCTCTTTTTTCTTTATCTCTTATGATACTAAACCTGACTGAGAATAATAAGAATCCAAAGTCAAGTTCTTTTCTTACCCATTGGTGAGTCTCATCGTACTCTTCGTATCTATGTAAAGATAGACCAATGCTAAAGATGAAATAGTGTGGGTCAAATACTACAATTTTTATATCCATTTATTTATTATTTTCTACTATGAATGGGGGTGCTTGCCTATGTAGCAATCTTCTGGCCAACCCATGTGTTTTTTAAATCCATTTATCAAGCTATGGATATTGCTAGCACCTACAGGGTTGTGACTGTGAACAGAACAGCCCTTTAAAGGTACGTTTTTTTCTTGACAATATTCTACTAACCATTTAGCACAATCTAAACCAGTCTTCTCAGTGTATTCATGATAGTTTGGATGCTGGTACCCCAACGCTAGTTTCTGTTTAAAATAATCGTCTATATGCTCTTCGGCTAAGTCATGATCAAATGATATAAGATCAGGAATACCGTGAGTGTTAATCCACTCTGTAAACTGTGCGTAGTTTCTAACTACAAACCAAGGCTCGTACCCTGGAATAGTTTCTGTAGGAGTACGCAGGTCATCTAAGTATAGTGCTTTTTTCATAATTCTATGTTAAGTAATGTTTCTTTAGAATTTCTAAATACCAACCTAATACCATTACATCTGTATCTTCTAACAGCTCTTCTAAGAATTCTTTTTATATAACTGTCTTCTATACCTGTAGAAGAAAGTCTATTGATTATCTGTTGGTTTTTCATACTTCTTTTCTAGTTTAGTATTATTTTTCTTGTGGGGCTTTGTATAAGGACAGTGCCTACACCCATTACCACAACAGCTCCCACGTTTGATGTGAAAGCTGGCAGTAAATATTACCCTATCGTTCTCTGTGTAATAATCTTGATCCTCAATTAATGGCATCTCTTAACAGTTTTTCACATTTATTTTGCCAGCCGTTCATATGTACATCTACCATAGGTACGTTACACTGAGTCTTTCTAGCATAATCAAATTCTGTTTCATTGTCGTCAAGGTGCCATACAAAGTTGGTACCGTTTAGATACTTGTGCTTCCACTCCATACAAGTAAATCTTACATGATGTCTAGGAATACCTAGTTTATCTACTACTTCCCATAGATCATCTAGTGTAGCGTTCTGAGGATATTTATGTTTGTGGTTTTCATCCCATCTGGTAGTAACTACCCATACTTCTATGCCATCTTCTATTAATTCTTTAGCATAGTGTTGAACATCTTTATTTTCTAATGTTCCGTCAAAGTCAAAGCTTACTTTCATATTATTTTGTTATCCATTTTATAATGTTGTACCACAATGTAAAGCTAGTAGCAGCTGCAACTATACTTACTAATATAAAGTCCCAGTTCCATTTACTCCGTTTCATGATCCATAAAGTTTATAAATTCATAAGCTGCCATGGAATCTACTGACTTTAAATGGTCTAGAGATAATTCATATCTGCCGTTCTGTACTTGAGCTTCAAAGTTTACTTCATATAAGCTGTCTTTTATAATCATAACACTATCTAGCTCGTGCTGTAGCACTTGAACTTGTTTTACTTGTTCTTTTAAATCAAACATAGTATAAAACAATAGTGTTATTGTACCTAAGCTTAATGCTGTAGTTATATATTTTTTCATGTTAAAAAACGTTTTAAAGATTTTTCAATAAGCTCGTTATCTTCTTGTTTTATAGAAGATAGTCTACAAGCTACTTCTTTGTTTAATAATGGTGATAGTACTCTTTTCTTACTAGAGCAATGCTTCTGTACAGAGGTTGCTCTTATCCCTAATTTCTGACCAGCTTTACTAAAAGACTTGTATACTCCTATAAGTTTTTGATGTTCAGGATCATAAACTTTTATACAAGCATTGTTATGTAAAGTGTTTAACTCATTGTTTAACTGAATCATTAATATCAAACTGTTTTTAGTCCACAATAAAGATCTATAAAAGCCATTTCTCTTTCAGCTATTTTTTTATAGTATCTTTTCTTTTTTAAATACTTAACTCCCCACGCTATCCACTCTTGTCTTTGAGCTTCAGTCATAGTCCATTGGAGATACCATTGATCTTTTCTACCAACAACGTCATCATAGCCGACTTCTGGATAGCCGGCTATGATAAACATCTGGTCAATAATAGCTTTAGCTACATCAATCTTTCGAGCCATAATAAATCTTTCTTACTTTACTACCTAACTCGTTATCATTAGGAGTGTTTATAATAGTAGATTCTGGTACTAAAATCTGAGTACGATTAGTACCGCTAGTGTAACATTTACTGCATAGCTGACCTAAACCTTCCACGTAACCATTTCTCATGTCTACGTGTGTTGATTCGTCATATGCGGTTTCTACACCACAGGATACGCAACAATCTTTCATAGCTGGTTTGTTTATAAAATTAAAGTTATTAAACTTCTATTACATTACCAAAAGATGTAAGTCCAAGATCAAAACGGCCATCATATACACAAGCTGCGTTAGAAAACTTAGTCTTAGTGTGTGAGTAGGTAGATACTCCTTGGTTGGTATCTACACCGTCCATATTGTGGATGTGACCAAAGCACATTAGCTTTAATGTATCACGTAGCTTCCAGCATCTTTTAGTAAGAGCTTGATCTCCACAGAATTCAAGCTGTCCATGCCTATCAAATGATAAGTCACGTACTCCCTTAGGTGGGCCGTGTACTATAAGTACATCAGTGTCATCTGGGATTTTAGCCCAAACGTCATGTGTTTTATCACGAGCTTTCATAAAAGCCCACTGACCAAACGTAGGAGTAATGGGCGATCCGTAGAACTTGACACCGTCTATAATAGTAGCTGAATTCTCTAAATAGATAATACCACGTTGTGCAAAGTCAGCTGGTGTGACTTTCTTTCTTTCTATAGAAGTATCATGATTACCGGCTACATATATCTTATGCTTTACTGGTATCATCTCGTACCAGTTTAAGAAGTTAACAACTTCTGGCTCATTCATATGTACAGCAAACCAATTAGAGCAGTCACCGCTGTGAACTACTACATCTATACCTTCCCAAGTGCTATCAGGAAACTGATTGTGGTATCCGTGAGTATCACTAATGTGTAGTATCTTCATCGTTTAAATAGTTTTGTTCGTTTATATAATTATTAGCATCATTAACATGATTGCATAGACCGTCAGCATGTCCAGCATTATAGTCTTCTACACGCTGTAGCATTTCTCTGTGTAACAGATTGGTTACCAGGTTGTTAAATACTTCAGTAGTGTCATACCTTGATCGTACATAGTCTGCTAGTCTTTCTACAGGAGTTTGTCTTTTCATAATTAAAATATGTATCTAATGTTAGCGGGATCAAAGAACTCTGCATAGAGTTTAGTAAACTGGTTAATCATTTCTTTCTTTAGCTGCCACTGGTAACGGATATTATCAGCAGCATACTGAGAATCTTTAGACTCTTGTATATCAGGACGCCATAAAATGTCTCTTACTATATCAGAGTTACGCTCATGCTGATGTACGTTGTGTGTAAGGAATATGCATTCACACTTAACATCTATACCGGCAGCTTTAAGTTGCTCAAATAGTTTACGGTATTCTTGTAACCAACCATCTGTATAAATGATAGGGCTAAAGTTAATGTGTACTTCCATGTACTGCTGTAGCCTAGGTATACTTTTTATACGCTCTTCTATAGTGTCTGTACCTGGTTCTAATACATCAGAGTATATCTGAGGCATCAGGCTTACCCGGACCCGGTGTTTATCAGGATGAATTATAAACCTTTCATTAGGACGAAACATAGTTGGATACTTAGTAGCAAAGGTGCTCTTAGCCATTTTGTGATTCTCAAACCAGCCAAAAACATGTTCCCAGTTATAGTGTTTACTCATTAGTGCTACATCCGTGCTACAACCAATATCTATAGTGTAATACTTCTTGTCACATTGGTTTGGAGCTTTGGGCCATGGTTTATCTACTAACCAGTCCCAAACTGATTGTAAAATATCATTAGTGTTTTCGTTTATATATACTTTGTCATGGTTGTATCTACCTACATAGCAGTAGGAATTCATACAACCACCCAAGCACCCGTAAATAAAGTTAGGACTAACAGCATCTGAGCTGCGTCCATTATCACGGGTGATTAGGGTTTTGGTTTTTTGATGGATAATTTTCATACTAATAAGTTGGTATATCCATAGTCTCTAAACCGTAAGACTTTAGGAAGATGTTAAGCTGCGTGGTTAATCCTTGCTTCTTAATGTCATCCATGTCTTCTATTTGTAGACTAAGTTTAAAATAATGTTCCATTGCTATAGTAGCAATCTGGAATAATTCAGTCATATCCTGACCTTCATACACTGCTCCTTCATAACCATCTTTTTTAAGCTTGACTAAAAAGTCATCTACTGGTTTTTGAAGTTCGTCATATAATTGCTTGGTTAACAATTTAATACGTTGTTTAACCAAACTTTTATCTGGAAGTACAGCTTCTTCTAAAAAGTTAGTCATCATACCACATAGAGCGTGGTATACGATTAAATTATACTTCTTGTGATTTCTTGGTAGGACCTTTCCCATTACATGATTTGATGTTTATATAAAACTACCCTGATCTTTTGTATAAGATCGTCTATTTGACTGTCATTATTAATTACAGCATCAAAGCTCCAATTGTCTAAACTAGTCTCAGATGGATGTGGATTGATGGGCTGTACACCTGGTCTGTTTATACGTATAACAATACCACCAGCTTTCTTAATAGCTTCTGCTTCATTAGGAAAACGTGTATCTGTAATAATCCAATTAGGATAATCAACACAGTTAACTGTTGTTCCCATTTTACTTGTACCGCATTCTGATGACTGTTTTTTATAGTCAGCCATAACAGCGTTGACCCATGCATTAGTATGTAAACCATCTCTAATTGCATCAGTACCTAGTTTTTGTAATAAGTCTCTTACAGTCATTGGTACTAATTGCATATCCTGCTTCTTTGGAAAGATACCGTCTTGTCTTTTACCAGGTCTCATTTTTAATGAAGACCACTCTGGACCTAATTCTGTTTTCTTAAACTCTTGGTCTTCAAACTTTTCTACAGGGATGCCTGTTAGTATAGAAGCCATGGTCTTTAATTTACCAGCCCATTTCTTAACCTCCCATTTGTTTAGGCTAATCTCTTGTATAATAGTACCCGCTAAATCTTTTCCAGATCCGGAGTATCCGCTAATTCCTATAATCATAAGTTTACATCTTCATGTTTAAGTATATCATACACGTTATCATAATCTATATCTACTAGTGTCCCTACAGGAAGATCGTAGATAACAAGATTATTAGCTACAGATGCTGTAATGTTTCGTTTGTCTCTATCTATTGATACAACGTTACACCAGAATCTTTCTTCACCTGGACATATTTTTACATAATCACCTTCTTGAATGTCATTAAGACAATCTTCACAAGGAGCGTTAAAAGTAGAGGGATATTTGATTGCCAGTTCTCTGGCGTTAATTAGTTCCATTATTGTATTTTTAATCATTAAAGTAAAAGTCAGGATGTCTTTCTTCTTCTAAAGCTTTTACTAAGTTGTTGTGTCCTTGTAAAGCTTCATCATAAGTATTGTATCTACGCTGATATTCATTATGCGGGCCTTCAAATATCATAGACTCAAATAATACTGGGTCAGATGATTCTTCAGTTGTACCAAAGTTTAAGCTGTGGTCAAAGTGTAAGAATACTGTAGATATTCTTTGGTTACCTATAAGTGTATTGCCAACATGTTTTGTAGGCCCACTAAAGTCACCTAGCATAGGATACTTACCTTCTGGTAGCATTTCTACTGTATGATCTTCATTTAATTTATACCATCTCATAATTATTGTTTGTATTTTTTATTAATATGGGCTTCTATTAATTCTATAACTTCTTCCATATCTTCTTGTGGAAGAGCTATAAGTTGTTCTGTAATAAGCATTACATAAACTAAATCTGCTTTATCTAATTCTTTTTTTACTATAAGGGCTGATTCAGAATCGGGTAGTAAATCACATACGTGATTAATAGCTGCTTTAACTTTTTGTAAAGCGTTGTTCAAAACATACTTTTGTTTCTGTGATGTAGCAGCTTTTGCATAGTCAATTCTTACTTCTATACATTTCATATGCTGCAAAACAGATGAAAATAGTTCTCCTATAGACGTTTCGTTTAAGGTGTCCATACTAAATATTAAAAGCAGGAGGTTTCCCCCCTGCTTGTTTTTAAATTACATGAATGTTACTCCAAAGCTATCTTGGTCTACCAACTCAAAAGATGGTTCTTCTTGTTCTGAAGATACAATATCATCTGGAGTTATCTCTGGTATAGAAAGTGTTTGTAGTTGACCAAATTCGTTAACAAAGAAGTTATGTACTTCTTGATGGTCGTTTAAGAAAGTTAGCGGATGAGATTCTTTTAAAGCAAGAGTTATATGATTGTATAAGCTCCATGCTGAATTAGGATCTGCATTGTAACTATGAGAAGGAGTAGTCATCTCTCTTTTAACTTGAGCAAGCTGAGTTAAAGTTAAGATTTCTTTATCAGCGTAAAGCTGTCCAATAATACTACTTTGGTCTCTTTTAGATAAACGTGTTTGCTTAAGCATCTCTTTATCTGCAATAAGATTGTTATAGTATTGTGTAGCATTAGCTATCTGAAATTGAATAGATGATGTAACATCTGCTAAAGCTGTACCTGTATGTTTACGCTTGTAGTTACCTAGATCTCCAGATACTACACCGTTCATGCATACAAATACTTGTGCTCCTATAGCACATTTAAACTTCATCATCTTGTTGTATGAGTTGCTCCACGCAAACATCATACCCATATCTTTATCTGTAGTAGAGTTAAGATGATAGATACCTTGTGCTATCTGACCATCTAAGCTACATTTATATAGTGATTTTGTTACCTCTAAGCCAGCAGATGCTAGCTCTTGTTTGGCTTGATCAATTACATAGCCGTGAGGAATTACAGTGTAAGTCTTCCCGTGTGTAGGAAGAGCTGTGTTTCTAATGTGTTGTTCTGTTACAAACGTTGTTTTAATTGGCATAATTGTGGGGTTAAAAGAGTGAGAGTTGTGTTGAAGATCTTGGTTTGACCTTTTCTATTTGTTCAATTTGTTTATAGATTTCTTCTAAATAGTATGACTTGTTTATATCATACTCACTGAACGGTTTATTTGGATCTATCTTATTTATTACAGTTTGTAACCATTGTCCAGCTTCAGCCTGTATTTCTCTACCATCCTTGTTGCATTTAACAAGTTTAGATCCTCTGTTAGAGATAAAATATCTTATAATTTTTTGTAGCTTGTTTACATGTAGAGCACCGTCTTTTACACTACGCTCTTCAAAGTACCAACCACCTTTAGATTTAACTCCTGCACAGTAGTCAAATATGTTTTGATCTTGTGCAAGAAAGTCTTCAGGCATTATACCTTTAGTAAAATATGCATACACTGCTTTAGGTACAACAAGGCAGCTTTTGTTCTTATGGAAGATAGATACTTTTTTCTTTTCAAGATCTTCCCACTCAAACTTACCTTTACATTTAGTTTTACCGTTTTTATAAATTGCTATATAGTTGTTAACGTCAGCTAAGATAAGTTTACTATACTCATCATGCTCTAGACTTAACTGAGTCATTAGCTCCCACTTACGACATATCTCGTGGTATTTCTCGATTTTGTCATTAGGTAGTAAAGTCTCAAGACCATCAGTGTTTTGCATAAGAGGCACAGCTTCTGGTATTTGCTCACAGATCATTTCATAGAGCATGCTTAAGCTAAGCTGACCGTTGATGGTAATCTGCATAGTCATCTTTGGATCGTACAGGAAACTATTTTCATCACCTGTTAAACCGTATGTGCTGTTAAGAATAATCTTATACACGTAGTTTTTAGGGTCAGACTTAGGAATCTTCTTACGCTCTTCAAAGAACCACTCATATAGATTGCAAAACTCTTGTGCTGGTAGATGCTCTGGATGAAATCCATTTCTAATAGCTAGATTAGGATAGAAGCTAGTTACATCGGATGTCATAATAGTCCATCCTGGTTTAGCTTCATATACTCCTGCATCTGCTGCACCGTGAATACCGCCTAGACCGTAATCAGTTTTAACACCTTTATAGTTCATACTAAACTTAAATCCATCTTTAGTAGATGTAATTACTTTAGTACGTAGATAGTCTAATACTTTCTGAAACTCTGGTGTTTGAAATTTAATGTAAGGTAGTATACACTCTGCAAGGATTATATAATCTCTTGGCGTTCTCATCTGTTTGATTTCAGATTTTGGTATACCTAGCTTCTGGTGCAAGAAGTGTACGAATAACTCTTTAGATATGCGGGGCTCTGACGCAGAATACAAGTCAATGTTATATTCTTTAGTAAGAGTCTGTCTAAGTTGTATTTGTTCTTTAGAATGTTCTAGTATCATTTTAGTACTAAGAACATCATTGTGACAATACTTTATGATCATCTGTAACTGCTCTGGAGTTTCAACAGGCATGTAATGCGGGTGAGGCATCTCTTCTACATTCTGCCAATCCATAGAATACTGTATCCATTTAAGAGAGCTCATCTTGGCACGGTTGTCCCAGTGGTTCATCTTAAATAAATCTATCTGGCGGATCTTAAGTTTATATAGAGGGTATTCTGCAAACTCTCCTTTGTCAGATTTGTTTATAGTCTTCTGTGCATAGTCATAGATATATTTGATAACAGCTTCTGTATCAAGCTTTAAAAGCTTAGCTTGGTTATCTAATATACTTTGGCTTATCTGAGCATCAAACGCTATACCGTTATAAGAAATATGGTATTGCTTCTGAGCTACACAGTTATTTAAGAAAGCTATAAACTTAGGGAGATCGTTTCTGTCTTTGTGTATTACAAAAAGATGTTTGACAGATTCATCTTTGTAGTGTTGGAATACTGCTACAAAACAATTAGAAAGAGTTTCGTAGTCCATTACCCAATGTGTCATTGGCCTATCGCTCATATGTGTGGTGTTCAGTTAAGCTGTCCCCCCAATATAAGAAGCCAAAAAAAGGCAGATGGGTAACTGCCTCTTAATGGTCATCTTAAACTCTAAAAAAATAGCTACGGAATTACACCGTAACAATACTGCTTTGTTTCACAGGAGCTTTAACAGCATCTACGTATTGATTGTAATCAAAGGTGTCTGCATTTAAAGCTAGTAAATTGATTATATCTTTAATCTCTTCTGGTGATTCTACGTAGTACTCATAGTAAGTCTCAATAGTCTTACGCTCTTCTGCGTACTCTTTACCATTAGATCTTTTTCCTATCTTCATTGTTTGTGGGTCTCCAAACTCATTAAGCTTAGCTAGCATGTGTAAAGATTGTTTCTTCTCTTTACCAATAAGAGCTAACACTTTAGCTTCAGGATCAAAAATAGCCTCATTATAAGGACTGTCTGGAGTAGCTGGGATCATCTTAAATGTTTTACCATTAGCCCAGGTCCCAGTAATAAGAATCATTGATTTGTTCATTGTTTGTTTTTTATACTGTAAAATTACACTGTTTTCTTTAACATATCCAAATCTTTTACTGGAATTTTTAAAGTTTCTTTTTCTAAGTCACAAGGATCACAAAGTTCACCTAATTCTTTAAGGGTGGTGGCGGGTACATCCAATAGCTTTGCATAGGTGTCAAAATACTTATCTGGATATAAATAGGTTTCTATATACTTGTACTCACTAGAAGTGTCTCCATAGTATGATTTGATGGCCCTTTTAAGTACAGGTGAGAGCTTGGAATACTTACCTAATAAAAAACTATACCAGTCTGTTTGATATATCTCAAAATCAAACACATACAGATTATAATCTTCTATATCTAGAACATGACTAAACAGTGGGTTACCAATCAACATCTGTGACTCAAACTTTTTGAATCCTTCAGATGTATCTTTTTTATAACTGCATATAAGTTTAGTATCTTCAGGTTGTATAACTTCATCAATTGATAAGTATACACCTGTAGGTGTAAAGTTACTAGTCCTCTTTATTCCCAGGGCAGGGAATAAAAAGGATCTAGACTTTTGGAAGTATTTGGTGTATAAGCTCTCTATCATTTATACAATTTGTTTACAAAGTTACTGATCCTGTAGCAAAATCATACGGAAGATCGTAACTTTTATTTACATAATGCCACTCAGCTTTGTTTAAAGACTCGTTTAGTCTATTTAGCCAAAGCTTAAGAGTGTTATCAGACACCGGGAATGAATATGTTTGAAACATTCTATCTATAACTACAAAGTGGAACTTAAGACTATAACCTCCTAGCTCAAGTTCGTTCTTATACTTGTTAGCTACTAAGCTGCAATAGATAACAGCTTGTAACCAATAAGAATAAAACTCAACTGTTTCAGGGAAGTCTTTTAAATCTTTACTAGTAGTTTTAACGTCATTGATGTATATAGTTTTTTCATCATGATTGACTACTAAGTTATCAATAATTCCTTTAATACCAAAAGGTTTGTCTGTAGCTTCTGCTTGTAATAAAATCTCGTTGTAAACTTCAATGTTATCAAATTCTGATACGTTACATCCTATAAGTTTACATAAGTGTTTATCTTTTTTAACAAGCTCTACAGCTGACTTACAGAAATCAAGAGTGTCTTGATCTATAAGTGTTTTGTTTCCTTTTGCTTTTAAGAATGCCCAATAGTTAGTAGCTTCTGCGGTGATAATTTTATCTAGACGTTGTTGATCTGTCTTTAAGCTCTGATGGTAGTTCATGTCTATCATTACATCAAGGATAGCTTGATCAAACTCTTCTAAGTTTGTGCGTTGGTCACCGCTTTGTGATAGTTCTAAGTGGTGTGCATATATTCTATCTACTACTTGTTTAATACTGTCACCAGGAAGTTTACTTGGGCTTACAATAAACTGGTCGTTAAACTTATCTTCTTCTAATAAAAGAGTATGGATAATCTTACCTTGAACAAGATGCTGATCTACTCTTTCTTCCTTAATCCCCATTACATATAGCTGATGAAACACTATAGGGTTCCATAATAGTTTACTTAAACTACTATATGAGAAGTAAAACTTCTTACTATAAAAGTCATCTTGCATAACTTTTATAGACTCTTCCATTAAATTTTCTAGTTCCATGTTATTGTGTTGGTTGTTTTAGTTTATCTGCTAGGCCATAGTCCTAGCTCTATTAATTTTTCACTCATACGTTGTTGAGATTTTGTATCTACGGTCATAGCTTCCTCATATTCAAGAAAGTGTACTAACTCTTTTATAAGAGTGTTGCAGTTGTTAAGCTTAGCTGTAGCTTCCGCTAATTCTGCTCTGCAGTCTTCTGCTCTAAAAGTATCTTTATGTATATCTTCCATACTACTTTTGTTTTTCTGATTGTGTTTTAATGTCGTGACATTTTTCACACAAGACTTGTAAGTTATCTTGCTCACAGAACAATCTTTCTACAAACCCTGGTAGGTCATCTGCACAGTTTAGACTTCCTGCTCCTATTATATGGTCTACGTTTATTTTCTTTTCAGGAAACCATTTGTGACATGCGTTGCATTCATACTCAAACTTCTGACGCTTGTTAGAACCTTTATAAGCTCTACGAGCATCTATTTTGCATTGAGTTATTGGTTTCCACCATCTAGACTTTTGTCTTAGAGCACTCCTAATAAAACTCCAGAATGCTGATTCTGTCATAGTACCAGCGTTGCGTGTTTTAGGAGTCTTTGGTTTAGTTTGTTTAGCCATATAATATGTTATACTACAAAGATATGCTATGTTAGCAATCTTCTAGTTTTTTGTTAAGCAGTAGAACCAGTCTGTAATAAACTTCTTTAGCTCCATAGTCTTTTATAGAGTCTGATGGGTCTTTACTCATAGGTAAAGCCGTGTATTCAATCTCTGGATAAAGTTCTTTATATTTTTCCATAGCTTTAATACCTGGGTCATCAAAGTCAAAGACTAAAATTACTTTTTTATACTTTTTAATATACTGTTCCATGAGTTCTTTACGAATCATAGAGTTTTCAGAGTCAGGTGCTATTATATCTACAGGAATCTTAAGACTCTTCAAAGCCATCACATCCTTTAAAGAAGATGTAATAATCAAATACTTATTGTTTTTAAGTTGTTCTGAACCTTGAACGTAGTCTGCCACTTTAATAAATTTCTTATCTAAAGTTTTGGGTTGATAGATCTTGTACAGAGTTCCGTCTGCTTTAAAGTAACCGTATAGATAGTTGCCTCTAATGCATAGTTCTTTGTCATCCTTAAGCATACAATAAGAATCTAAAGGTCTTATGTTATGTTCTGTAAGAAGTTTAGTTCCAATGTTAAACTGGGTCCAGAAGTACTGGTCTTGAGTTGACCATGATCTGAAAATAAATTTAGATACTTTATATCTAGAAGACTGTTTAAATTCTTTTACGTCATAACCACCATTATTGTGTAGTACAAAATCATTGTAGCTTTCTACAATAAGCTGACACACTTTATGGTAAGAAAGAGATGTTAACTCTTTTACAAGATCTATAGCAGATCCGCCTTTACCGGTTGAAAAGTCTTTAAACTTATAAACTTGTTTAGTATCTAGATAAATACACATGCTGGGTGTACGCTCTTTATCATTAAACAAGCTTTTAATTTTTATATCTTGACCACTTAGTTTTTCTTTTAGTTTACAGAAGTGTTCAAATATCCAGGGTACAGGAACATCTTTGATATCATGTACTAAATTTTTAGTCTTAAACATAAGTTACGTTAAGTATTTAAGAAAAAAATTGGGGGGAGTAGAAACTCCCCCCTCTTGTTTGTATATTTACTGAACCATATTACATTTCAAAGTCATCAGTAGCTGGTTCAAAGCTGCTAACTGGTTTGTTAGGTAAAGCTTTAAAGTGATACTGATTGTTCTTATCAAACTTATCTAACTTAGACTCTTCTTTAGAAGCAAACTTGTATTTAGGTAAAGATAACTTGGTAATAGTTTTACCGTTGTATTCTTCTTCTGTACCTTTTAAGAACCAATAGATGTTGTGTCCTTTTAATACGTCAGTAGCTGCTGCTACCCATTGCTCAATAGACGTGATGTTTTCTTTAGAAGAAATAGCATCAAGTTCTGTTCTAAGTCCAAGCTCTGTTGCTACAACAATAAGCTTGTTTAAAATATCGTTTTTATTAATATCATCAGAGTTAAATTGGTCTGTCCAAATAGTAGCTGAAACACGAGAAGATGGTCCAGAATACTTTGCTCCTTCTGGGTTGTCTTTGTCAATAGGCCAGCCTTCAAAACCTTCTGAGCCTTGACCTACTAGTGTTAATTCTAAAACTTTTTTGTCTCCTTTGTTAGATGTTCTAACCTGTGAACTGTGGATGTGTGCATAAGCAACTCCTGGCTGTAATGACTTTAAAGTACCGCCACCTTGTTTTACTTCTTGTCCTGTTGTACTAAACATACTTGTTTGAGTTTAATTGTGAAAAATGAGAAATTAATTTTCGTATTCTGTTATAGACTTTTTTACAAAGTCTAGATCATTAGGTATCTCAACAGTAGAGAACATACCCTTAGGGCTTTTACATGTATTCTCACCATTGTTTTGTGTTTCAAACACATAACGGATATTCCCGTCTTTGTCTTTCTTTACTTTACCAAAGAGTACAATACTAAATAAGCCTTCTAAGCTAAGCTTTTCATCAACCATCTTACCGATAGTCTTTGCTTTAAACTTACGTTTGCCTTCTAGATCTGTAGATTCTTCAGCATGCGTCATAAAGAATATTGTAAGGTCTTCTCTAAGATCTTTAGGCATTCTTGCTATACGAGCTAAGTTTGCACCGATCTGAGTGAACTTTTCATAACCTTTTTCATCACTTCTATCAAAGAACTCAAATGAGCTCATATACTGAAAGTCATCCACTACAATATTCTTGATGTCTGGACGCTTTTCACTTACATACTTTAAGCATGCTTCTATCTGAGCTGATGATGAACCGGCATAAAGATTACCTGTAGGATTATCTTTACTCCAAGTTACATATTTGCTTTTCCAACCTTTGAAAGGTAGGGGTTTGTTTGCAACGTTTATAATAAACGTTTCTTTTGGATCAAGTTGTTCTATAGATGTAGACTTACCTGACCCACTTTCTGCAATAATAAGGATTCCTTGTGCCATATGGGTTGTGTTATTTGTTACTCTTTATTAGATCATTTAACCAAGTCTTAGAGCTTACAGGCTTTCCTGTTTGAATGGCATAATAATCTCTTATAGTCATATCACTATAAGGAGCGTCTTCCATTGGTGCAGGAGCTTTGTATGCAGCTACTGGTGGTTTAAATGAAGGTTTATCTGCTACTGCTGATCTGCCGCTGATTGCTACAGATGTTGCATTAACTACTCTTAGCTCTTCTAAGGGTACAAGATACGAACCTTTTTCATTAAGTTCATATTCTTCTTCAAAAGATGAGTTAGATGGGATTTTATAAACTGTGCGTTCTGCATCTAGAGGTTCTAAGTCTCTAGTGATAAGTTCAAAATAGAAACCTTTTTCTTTCTTAAACTCTGATGCAAAGATTCCAACTACGTTACGGCCTTGTTTATCATAGAAAGCCATCTTCATATTGAAATCTGTTCTAGGAATCTCAAGATTATCTATCAAGTTTTGATGATAATCTCTGATACTTTCAAGCTTATTCTTTTTAAGCTCTTTGATTTCTTCTTGTGTCATTTTGCGTTTTTTTGTGTTTTGTAATATATTAAAGTTCTTGTCCAACTTCTGCTGTTACAGTTCTTCTACCGCCCCCACCGCCACTTCTTTCACTATATCTTTGGTAAGCTGATGTAGCACCTTCTGGTCTTAAAGCTTTAAACTCTGGTACTTCTACCATCTGTTGACGTTGACCGTCCATCTTTAAGAACACAAGATTATTATTATCATTACCGTTTCTAATCTTTAATAGATGCATGAATACATCTTCGTCTTCTACTTGATAAGCATAAGGTCCGTATACTTTTACATCTGCTTTAGCAGGTCTACTTAGTGCAATTACTAAATCTGATCCTTGCATAAGAGCGTCACCGCCAAATATGTCACCAGATGTTGGGTAGTTTGCAATAGTACCAGCTGTTTTTCTAGATGCTTCATCTATAGAACGGTTAAGCTGAGTGATCATGATAACAATGATGGGAATCTTATTCTTAAGCTTCATAAGCATTTCTGTAGTGTTGTACAGAGTAGCTATCTTTTCTTTCTCATCTAATCTTTTCTTAATCAACCAACTATGATCTATAGTAACAATCATAGGTTTACTTCCACCTTCTACATAAGCTTCTTGTATAGCTTCTTCCATGTCTGTATGAGTTAGTGATTCTGATATCACTTCTCTTATAAGACCGTGGGTTTCCATATCTCTACAATCTTCTATATACTTGTTGATGTTCTTTAGAGTGAAGTCATCAAGTTGTTTTTTAGTACTTAGTATAACACCGTAGTCTTGGGCCATTTCACCAGCAAACTGACGTGCAGCATACTGCTCATCACCCATCTCAAACTGAAACTCTAGGATGTTAAACTTCTGATCTGGATTTAGTCTACGTGCCTCTCTTAATATTTGAGAGACAATCATAGTCTTACCTGCACCAGGTCTAGCACCAATAGTGAGCATAGATCCCCATTCTAAACCATTGATACCAGCTTCATTTAAGCTGGGCCATGGAGTGAGTAAGGACTTTATCTCACCGTTTCTTCTTTTTGTTATATACTTGAAACCTTTTTCTAAAACGTTAACGTAGCTTTTACGCCCGTATTTCTTTTTTGGCTTATCCATATGTAGAGTTAATTAAATGTTTCTTCTACAATATTTCTAAACTCGTCTAATGATTCCATTTTAGCATCATAAACTGCTGTAGTTATCATATGATCAACTACTGAAATCAAAACTTCTTTACTTATGTATTTATAATCTTGTGCTATAGGACCTATAACATCAGGGAGGGAGTTGTAGATTTCTTCTACTTTTTCTTGTTGTTCTTGTGTCATTGTAGTTTGAATTTTTGGGTTGTAAATATAAACAGTTTCATTGAAACAATCAAAAATATTTCTATGATAAAATACTTGTAAAACGGTATGTCTATAAGAAAGATATTTATCAGCTTCCAGTTTAAAATACTGAAAAGAATTGATAATATGGTTCTGTTTATGGCTTTTTCATATTTTCCCATATGTTATATGCTTTTTAAAATGTCTGGATTATCTAATATCATCTGACAATAGTCAGCTAATATTGATCTACTAAGTTTGGTTTTTAAGTCAGTCTTCTGTATAAAATAACTGCTTGTAACCATGAAAGAATAGTTCTCTTTATGCTTGTTAAATATATAAAAGTCTGTAGCATCTAATACAAGGTTCCAGTCATATTCTGGATAGGTTTTAAAAAACCATACAAACTTGTCTTTAAGCTCTTGTACAGACTGTCTAGCTAATTCACCTGATGGTAGTTTAATAGCTGGAAATAATTCTCTATATTCTTTAATTCTGTCTAAGAAGTTATCACCTAATACTTCGGTGGCTACTTTTTTCTTAGTCTTTACTAAGTAAGTTTCAAACTCATTAAGTATGTTTTGAGCAACATGACTTAGCTTACCATCTGCGTCAATTAACCCTTTGCTCTGACATATTAGAGCTTCTGCTTCTACATTTATAATGCCTGTAGGCTTAATCTTCTGTCTGCAGCAATCCAAAAAGTATACTTGATTCGGACTCAAATTGTTCTTGATCAAGGTCATCCATAGCTGATGTGTCATTGTATTTTTGTTTTATGTGTTTGATAATTTTTAAGTACTTTTCTTTAAAAGGGTCACTAGTTTCAATAAGGTTAGAGAATGTAGTGGTGTTGTGTAACACTGTAGTGTGATCTCGGTCACCAAGGTATTCTCCAACATGCGTGCAGGTATACCTCATCATTCTAGCTATAGCACAGAATATGTTTCTAAGCTCTACTATTTCACGGTATCTGCGGACAGACCCTAAAGGTACTTTCTTGCCAAACTTCTCTGGTAAAAAAGGTTCAAACACTTCTTCTAGGTTCTCAAGGCTGATTATGGGTAAATAATCATCTTTCTCTGTATTAATTTTAGTAATAACTAAAGGGTAATACCCCATCTTCTTAAAGAAGGTTTCTTTAAACTCATCAATAAGCTTTCTCTCAAGCTTTTTGGCATAGATTACTGTATCCATAAATTTCTAATGTTTATTCACAAATGTAGATTATTTCCTTAATATTTCGTATATTATAATGTAGAGTTTATAGAAAATCTACACTTTTTACGTTTATATATAAACTATTTATACCATGGCTAAAAAATTTTATGCCCAAAAAGACGCTCTAGGGTTCCCAATCCCGGGTATTATGATGAGTGCATCAGAAGTTCCTGCAGTAGCTAACGTATTGGAAATCACTAAAGTAATGAATTTACCAGCTCATCCTGCTGGGCTTTACTACTACATTCGTGTAGATAGAAAAGGAGATATTCTACCTAATAGTTTGTTCATTCATTATGGACCTTCAAGTGAAACTGATATAGTAAGTCTTCAACAACCTCTTTCAGTAAACTACACTATAGCTCAATCAGCTTTAGGTGGTACAATTGCTTACATTTTACAAGCTGGTGATCCTGGTTATGATGCTAATGTTCAACATGGAATTGTTGTTAGTAGTAGCAATATTGATACTTCAGCTATATGGGGATGTAGTGGAACTACTATTACCGGTGCAGATGGTACAGCTATTGGTACAGGTAGACAAAATACACTAGATGTTGTGGCAGGTTGTAACTTCCCTGTTAGTGCTGCAGCAATATGTAACGATTTAGATTTAGGTGGTTATACTGACTGGTTCTTACCTAGTAAAGATGAATTAAGTAAAATATATGCAAATAGAGTAGCTCTTGGTTCAGGTCTTGGTGCTTTTGGTGCTTTTTACATAAGTTCTACTGAAGCTAGTGATACTACAGCATGGGGTCAAAACTTCACGAATGGTGTACAGTTTGGTTACCCTAAAGATCAAGGAATGTATGTAAGAGCTATTAGAACCTACTAAATCATTTGTTAAGTCATGACTAAAGAGAATCCATCTATAGCAGCTTTTAAGGTGTGGATATTTCCATCCTTAGTGTCTCTTGTAAGTTTACTCATTTGGAATGATGTAAACGAAATAAAAGCTGACGTTAAGTTGTTAATGGCTCAGTCTAATATAGACAAGACCAGGATTGATAACTTGGAACGTCAGATATTTAAAGCAGCATCAGCACCAGTAGCTCCTGCACCACAAGTTCCTGAACATCAAGAAGTTGTAGCAGTTTTACCTGATGATAAAGCTTTTAAACTAAAAACAATTAAGTATGACTTTTAAACAATGGGCTTTAGATCTTTTTAAAGATGAGCGTGGATCTACCTCTATTAAACCAGTGGTAGGTTTTATGTGTGCATTGTTTCTGTGTGTAACATTAACTGCTAATAGCTTCTCTCATGGTGATATTAAACCATCAGATGCTTTAGTAGAATCTGTTATGTATATCTGTATAGCAGCCTTGATTGGTGATACAGGTGATAAGTTCTCATTTAAAAAGAAAACCGATGAATAAGATATACATCTTTATTATAGGCTTGTTAGTAGTCTTTGTTCTTTTACAGAATAAAGGGTGTGTTGGAGGAGGGGACCGTCCAAAATCTGATACGCTTGTAGTGCATGACACTACTTGGTCTGTACACGATAGCTTGATTTATTCTAAGCCTTTGCCGGCTAAGATTATTCATGATAGCTTGTTTATAGAAGGTAAGACAGAATACTTAGCTGATACTAATTATGCTGCTCTAAAGATACAGTTTGACAATCTTGTTAAGATGTATACTGCGTTAGCTATTTATGTAGACAGTGTAAAATTAGATACACTAGGCTATGTTATGGTTACTGATACTATTAGAGAGAATAAACTTACAGGGAGATCTTGGAAGTATAACTACAAGATCCCATTTGTCACTAAAACTGTGACAATTACTAACCAAGCTCCTGCTAAAACACAATTGTATGTAGGTGGTGGCATTGGTACAACTCAAACCTTAGGAATTAACTCTGCAGAAGCAGGGCTTATTCTAAAAACTAAATCAGATAAGATTTACGGACTTAAAGCCGGATCTGATATAAACGGTAACATTTCTTATGGATTCCAGACGTACTGGAAGATTGGTAAAAAAAATAAATAGTATGAAAAAGATTATTGAATTAGTAAAGAAGTTCTTATTTGGTAGCAAGATACAGAAGGCTGTAGTTGCTGCTGAAGTAGTAAAAGAAGTTAAGAAAGTAGCTCCTAAAGCTACAGGTAAGAAGAAGAAGTAATAAACACTATACATATGAATTTAGAAAAGCTTAGGGGGCACGTTCCGGATACTGTAATTGCACAGATCCCAGGTGTCATGGATGCATTTGGTGTTAATACACCACTGCGTCTTGCACATTTTTTAGCACAGTGTGGTCATGAATCAGGTGGATTCAGACTTACTCAAGAAAACCTTAACTACTCAGCTAAAGGTTTGATGGGTATTTTTAAGAAATACTTTCCTACACAAGCGTTAGCTGATGCTTATGCTCGTAAACCGGAAAAGATTGCTAACCGTGTATACGGTAATAGAATGGGTAATGGTCCTGAAGCATCAGGAGAGGGGTTCAAGTTCCGTGGAAGAGGCTATATCCAATTGACGGGTAAGCAAAACTATACTGCTTTTGACTTAGCTGTACCTGATGATATCCTTGCTAATCCTGATTTAGTATCTACTAAACATGCGTTAGCGTCTGCAGCTTGGTTCTGGAAAAAGAACGGTTTAAATCTTATTGCTGATACTGGCTCTTCTACAGAAGTAGTAACCAAAATTACCAAGCGTGTAAACGGTGGTACTATTGGTTTAGCTGATCGTATCAAACACTTTAAAGAATATCACGCATTACTTGCATAAAAACCAATAGTTATGGCTAAACCTAAAGCTGGTGAATCTAGAAAGGTCACCTTTGGTAAAAGAAAGGGAGGAAGATCACGTAAAAGTGATGGTCCTAAAGATAAGCATGTTAAAAAATACAGAGGGCAGGGGAAGTAGAAATACTTAGCTCTCTAAAAAATATATAGAGTTATGAGAGCACTCGTTATTAGTTACAGTCAAAAGTTTTTTCAGAAACTTTCAGAACTGTTAGTTAAAATATTCATAGTCTTTGTTGGACTATGGATGATATTTGCATTAACCATTCAAGGTTATATGCTCTACTTGCACTTTTCTGGGCAAGAAGATAAGACTTTAGCAATTTCTAACTGGTTCAGTTGGAAGTTTGATGGTACTTTTAAGAATAATCCAGATAATATCTGGTATGAAGAACCTAAGAAGATAGATATATCTTCTGTAAGTAATAAAGTTGTTGTAGGGTCTTTAGCCGGTAACCGCAATTTAGAGTTTGGGCTAAAGAATATTTTAGAAGAGGTAGTTCAAGAGAAAGATTATGAACTAGATAAGACTTCTAATCTTAAAATTACTGCAGAAATTGTATATCTAGATGTATTAAAAACACAGTCTAGTTTTTCAGTGTTACACAACAATAAAGAGTCCGTTGTTATTAGACTTAAAGGCTATTTATACAAAGATGGTAAGGTTGAGAAGAAAGCAATGGTAGAAGAATCAGCTGACGAGGTGAGCATGTCTGCTCTTCTTGTAGATGAAGGAGGTAAGTTTAACCAACAAAATTTAAGTTCTGCTTTAAAGAAGGCTTCTGTTTCATTGGTAAATAAACTATTATAATGAAGAATATTATTACGACACTTTTTGTGACACTTTTTACTTTTATTGTGACACTTTCTTATGGTCAGCAAAAGTTTAAAGCTGCTACATTTGTAGGAGGGTCTTCTCTTAACAGAGGAGATGTTTTTGATTATATCATTTATGGTAATGGTATGAACAATAACACTACACGTCAGTTGTTATTTGATGTACAGTATGATAGAGATAACTTTGAAATAGTATCTGTAGATCACACTGGTACTGGAGGTAACGGTGGTATTTTGCCACAACAGTCTACTATTAGTTTATCTTGGTATAATTACCCAGGATATAATTTTGTACCTGTAACATCTGGATCTAGTAGTAATACTACTACTAACGGTACTACTAATTATCAGTATGCTCAGTATAACTATGCTGCTAATAATCCGTATGCTATTTTAAGAACTACATTATCTTGGGCTACTAACTCAGCTATGCCTTATAGCGGGTACAGTGATTTTATTAGAATAAGATTTAGACTTAAAGCTGCATCTACTGCATATACATTTAATCCTATTAAACTAAACTTTGTAGCTGGTTGGAACGATGCTGGCCAATATGATAATACTGTAATGGAAACTCCATTATCTACAGCAGTAGTTATGAACCAGAACTTTGGTAAGTATGTAACAGCTAAAGTGGATGTAAATTCTAACTTGTATAGCTTATCAAATTTAAAAGTATCTTTTAGAGACACTCTTACTAATACAGGAGTGCTATTTCCTATTACATCTACAGGAGAAGTTGATATTAATCAAAACTCTTTAGCTGCTAATAAGGTGTATGAAGTTAGTGTAATGCATGAGATGGACAAGTTGTATACTATCTATGGTAATGCAATCACTATATCTGATTTTACTACAGCTCAAGGTGAATTCTCATCTATGGGTCTGGACGGTTCAAGAGGTCAAAGTATTAAAACTGGCCAATCATTATATGCTGCAGATATTAATCGTAATAAGACGATTGATGGTGGTGATCTACCACAATTGCTAGCACAAGTAGCTGGTATAGATACTTTATTTATGCTTCCTACTGGTTATACTGTTGGAAGTGGTGGTCATATGAGTCTTCCAACATGGAAAGCATCAGATGTTATGACTATTGCTGGTCAAGTAGAATGGGGTTATGTAACACCTGGTTCTTCATCTAGTAGTTTACGTATTGATATGAGAGAATTTCCTGCTGGTGTAGCTCCAAACACTATTAAAAGTGTTCAATTGTTTGACATATACACTGGACCAGTTGAATATGTATCTGAAGATGCTACATGGGCGTTATATACTGTACCATCTAGTTTAATTAAAGCTAAAGACGGTAGTTCATTATATGTAAGCTCTATACGTAATATTAATAATCAGAATGTTGATTACGGTTTAAGAGCTGAGTTTTCATTTGATGCAGATGTTAACCGTTCTTGGGGAACAATTACTGCAGCTAACTGGAAAAACATTACATACCCTAAGACTTACTTTACAACAGGTACGCTTGGTACTAATGCTATTTTAGATCTTAAGTATCTTTTATGGGGTGATGTAAATAGATCTCATTCTTCTCAAGTTGTTACAAGTTCTGCCGGTACAGCTACTGTGCAAACTAATGCTGTTAATAGTTTAGCTACTAATTCTGCATTCCAAACACAATCTATGCAGACTCAGGCTACAGGAACTTCTTTAAATTCTACAGCTGATATTAGCTCAATTGATGTAAATCTTAATAACCTCACTGTAACTTCTAATACTATTGAAATTCCAGTAAGCGTAGATACTAAATCATCTAGTGTTTCTGGTCTTCAGTTTGAGTTTACCTTTGATCCTGCTAAGATTAAGTTTGAAGAGCTATTAGCTACTGTACCAAATACTTGGTATGTGTTTGCTAGTTCTAAAGATGGACGTGTTAAGTTTGGTGCTCTAGATAAGAATAACTCTGAAGTTATTACTGGAGTTAAAGTTCCTTTTAAACTTAAGTTTAGTACAATTGGTCAAGGTGTTGATATTGTTACATCTGTAAAAGTTAGTCCGCTTATGGATGCTGCAGATGCAAAAGGAAATCAGTTAGGAATTAATCTTAACTCTACACAAATTAAGTTAACCGGTTATAATAATTTCTAAGATGAAAGAAACAAATAAACTATTAGCTATCTATCTTATTCTTGTAGCAACTCTTATAGTGTATGCTTGTACTAAGATAGACATTCCAGCTCCAGAGCCTATTAATATGGGGGTAAAGTCAGAAGCTACTGCTATTAAGTCAATCACTCAAGTAGGTAACGTAGTTACAGCTGAGTTTGCAACTACAGTGGGAGCTAAATATTCTGTACAGGTAGTACCTTTTGGTAAAGAAGATCCTGTAAAGAAAGAAGGCTTCACTGCTACAGAAGAAGTAACTAAAAAAGTATATGATCTATCTAGTTTGAATAAACAAGATTATGATTTTATCTTTATAGATATAAACGGTAAAGAAGTAAAACATCCAATAATTATAAAATAGAATATCATGTCAGAAGAAACACAAGAAGGAACCTGGTCAAGTCTTAAAAAGACTGTAGTAGGTGTATTAGGTACTGTTGTTACAGCCGGTGGTGTATGGTTAAGTACACTATTAGGTGGTGGAGATAAAGAAGCAGCTCCTGCTCCAGCTCCAGCCCCTGTAATTAATATTACTAACTCTAACCAACAAGCTCAACAAGCTGGTGGAGGTACTAAAGTAATTGAAAGAGTAATTGAAAAACCTGCAGCTCAGCCAGCTCAACCTGCTGCTAAAGTTAAAAAGAAAGAAGGTGATGAGTTTAAGGAAGAAGCTCCAAAGTGGTAATTAATTAATAAACATTTATATGGAAAACAACACACAACCTAGTGGTTTTAAAGAACTACTTAGCTCTATGATGATGAGACGCTGGTTTATTACAGCGTTAGTACTTGGATCTTTTATGCTTATTATAGCTGGTATCTTTACCGCTATTACTTATGGTACAGCAATCCAAGGTGAATGGAAAGAATTATTATTATTATTGTTGGGAGCTTTCATTGGCTCTTATGGTAAGATTATTGATTACTGGTTCTCTGATACAGACAAGGATAAGATGCTTGTACAGAAGATGGATGAAGAAGACGGAGTTTCAATGTCTAATACTAATGACATGAAAGATTCTCCTAAAAACTATACACCATTAGTAGATCCTGCTTTCTTAGCTGCTGCTGATAGAGCTAATGCTCAATCACAAGCTTCTAAAGAAGAGGTTAAAGAAGAAGTAAAGTCTGAAGCTCCAGTTGCTGCACCAGCTAAAAAAGGTGTAGAAATTGATGAGGATGGAGACGGTGTAATGGATGGTCTAGACTTTGATGGTGATGGTAAGATTGATGAATACTTTGCACATCGTCAGTGTGAGCACGTTTGGGGTGACGTTGATGGAGACGGAGATGAAGAATGTCTTAAGTGTGGCAAGATAAAAGATATTGTTTAACTTAATTAACTCCCATGGATCCTGATGAACAAAAGAAACAGACTAAGGAGAGTAAACTCTCTCAAAGATATCAGTTTAATGCTGGCCATGTTCTTCCTGCCTTTGGGATACGATCTTTTATTCAAGACGCTCTTAAACGCTACTGGGAGCTTTTGGGCTACCGATATCATATTCTATTGCTTGTCCGGGGTGTTCTGGCTGTTGTATTGGCTACTTTCCAGATACTCCAATAAACTTAAAGTATGAGAAAGAAAATAATATTTGTTGTTATGTTTTTAGCTAGCATGTTCCTTTTGGTTCATGCTGGCTTTTCACAAATAGCTAAGACTACTACTGAAAACTATAAAGCTTCTTTTGAGAAAGCTATAGACATCAGTCAGTTCTTAGATTATGAAGGGCCTCAGGTTCCTATACAAATCCTGAAGTGTGGTATATCAGATGATATGTACGAACAATACCCTGAGCTTAAAGAGAAGCGTGTGGGTCTTGGCGTAGCTAATATCTCTATGGAATACCTTGAAAACTTAAATAGATTTAAATTTACAGAGGATAAAACAGAGATCAAAAACCGTATGGTGAAGCAGTTTCAGGCTTCCCAAGCTGGTATCTCTGAGAATAAACTAGATGGTCGTGGTAAGATTAATTTAGCTAAGTACTTTGTTACTATAGAATGCTATGATTACTCTATATCAGAAGACGAATCTGTATATATAAAGGGGGACACGAAACAGTTAATGGTTACTCGTATCGGTTTGCAAGTAAGATTTACTGATGCCGAGACGGGGACCATTATATCTGGTTCTGGATTAGGGGAAGCTAAGAGTACAAAAGAAACTTCAGGTTTATCAGATGCTTCTTTAGACCCTGTTAAGTTTAATCAATCAACCATATCTATTGCTACTAAAAAAGCTTTAGATATAGCTTGTGCTAGGATCTTAGATAGAATGGTGAAGAAAGGAATCTTCACTAAATAATGAAAAAGTTTATATTTTTATTCATTGTAGTATTAATACTACCGTTCTATGCGTTGTCTCAAACTCTTGTTCAAACATTCATTGATCCTTGTACTAAAGTTGTTTCTACGTTTATTATCCCTATCACTGGTAGTACTACTATTGTTTTTTATAATAAGTCTCGTGTTTTCACTGCAGCTGATGTCCGCAGTGGTGCATTTAATTCATGGCTTAATCAAGTATATGAAGATTATAGAAAGTTATCTCCATGTTCTGTGGCTCAAGCTTCAGTTACTAGCACTCAGATTACAGCCGGTGCTGTATCTGCTGCAGTAAGTGCTGCCGCTTCAGCAGCTGCTTCTACAGCCGCATCTTCAGCTGCCGCTAGTGCAGCGTCATCAGCCGCTAGTTCTGCGGCTTCTTCTGCTTCTAGTAGTGCAGCATCATCTGCAAGTTCTTCTGCAGCAAGTTCAGCTTCATCTTCTGCTAGCAGCTCTGCTAGTAGTTCAAGCAATTCTCAAGGATCGAGCTCGGAATCTAGCAGCAGCAGCTCATCTAGCAGCGGGGAGAGTTCATCTAGTTCTGAATCTAGTAGTTCTGAATCATCTAGTAGCTCAGAATCTAGTTCTGAGTCTAAATCAGAATCTAAATCAGAATCAAAATCTAGTGGTGGATCTAAATCTAAGAGTGCCGCCAAGGGCCCTGCTAAAGTAAATCCTATATTATTTAACTCTGACTTTACTGGTGGGCAAAGTCTAGATAATAGTTTCAGTGTTATTATGACCGGTGGGATATCTCAGTCTTCTATGACTGGACAATCTTCCTGGGGACTAACCGGTATGGTGTGGAGCAACCTTCAACAGTTTGCTCTTAGTGGTAGATATACAGCTATGCATTTTGATGAAGGTAAACTTCAAGGTATATCTAACTTTGGTGCTACAGTAGCATACGCATTTGGTACTAAGTTTGGTTTTGCAACTTATGCGTATATTAAACCTCTTGGTAAATGGGGTGTAACTGGTGTCAATTACACTTTAAGCTTTGCTGAGGCGGCTTATCAACCTGATCCTGCAGCAGAAGCAGCTAGTCAATTTAGTTTGACTAGTTCTATTCTATTGTTTTATACTAAACCGTTTACTTTAACTAAACGATTGTCTATATCTCCTGATATATACTTATCAGGTAGTCCTTTAGTTTATCTTACTAAAGAAGGTACATTCACTGAATCTAATGATGTAGGTATACTGACAGGCTTTGGTGTTGACTATTCTATTACTAAAAGATTTAAATTCAACATGGGTCTCAAGACTAGTATTTCTACTAATCCTGAGATACCTATGCTGTTTTTTGGGGTAGTTGGTTCAAAAATCAACTTATAACATAACCGTCTTTATTTACTTTACTAATCTTAGTGCCATTAAATACGACAACTTGATTACGTTGTGAGTACTTTTCTATAATCTCACTATCAAAGTGTCTGAAGTTAGATCCTTCTACACCTATAAAGAAAGCTTTATCTGAATACACACGACATCTGTCTTCTGCATCAGTGATAACTAACGCGTTCATATCATTCTTTTCTATAGAATTAATAGCCACATCAATAGTTGTACCACCGTTACAATCAATCATAGAAATACTTATTAAGTCTGTCTTTGATTTTTTAAGACGGGTGTCAAATAGATATATGTTGTTGAGCATATCCATTTCTTTTAGCTTAGCTATTAAAGCTTTAGAAAAGTCTATCTTGCTAATAGTATCATCGTTCACATCTCTTACACCACAGCTTGAGCTCATAGATCCTGATACGTCTACATACACATCTACTTTACCTACAGACTTTGTTTCTTTAACCATAAGGTCTTCAGCAAAAATCTTGCGTAACCTTGGGTGTAAGAATACATAGTCTTCAAGTCCTGATACGTCATCTGCGTTAAATAAATCATCATACTTTACAATCTTTTTAGAAGAGAAATAAGAAGATGATTTATCAAGAAGCTTTTTGATCTTTTCTTTTAATGACCCTGTTGATAGTTTGATTCTAGCTAAACGAGACTCTATTTGTCTCATGTAATTAGGACTAAGTTTACCAGCTTCTTCACCGCCAGAGTTTGTATTAGCTTCTTGGAACATACGATCTTGTACATCTTGGTCAAGATTGTCATCCATCATTTTACATGTTTCTTGTGCATCTTTCATCATTCTATCTAACATGTTCTTTGATGTTTGACTATTAAACAGTTTGTCTAAAGCTTTATCTACACCATCGTTGTCAAAATCAGAAGAGCCGTTCAATCCGTTTTGTACACTCTGATGAGCATCTGGGTCTACATACTCCATTTGAGTCATTTGTAGTAGATAGTACATCATCATGTTACGGGTAAATACACTAGACTTTAAATTTGCATTCTCGGTCATAATCTTACCCACAGGATTATTAGCTTTCTCTAAAAATTTATACTTAGTATAGTTTTTTTCATCACGTTCTTCAAACTCTAACTTTTCCATCTTGTTATAGTACATCTTAAATACATCATACTTAAGATGTGATGGAAACTTGTTATAGTTTTCATTAACTTTTTGTGCAAAACTGTTGAAGTCTGGTTTTTTATCGTCTGGTATTTTAGCAAAAGCAGCAGTCTTAGAAAAATTATTATATTCATCTTGTATTTTTCTAATATTGGTACCGTAAACTTTTAATTGAGACTCTATGATATTCTGTATCTTACGTTCATCAATATAGTGAATGTAAGGTTTAATCATATCAGATTTTTTATAGAAGTTTAGCTTGCTAAATAGACCTCCGTCTTCATTATTATAATGAGATTGTATCTCACCTTTCTTTACTTTTTCAAGAATGGTATATACATTCTTATATTGTTTTCCTGTTGACATTATTACCTTCTTTTATTTTATTTATGAGATCCTTAAGAGATACAGATGACCATAAAAGGCCATCTGTAATTCTCCGAAGGTTACATTATTTTGTGGACCTCTACTTAGTAAGGAGCTGAAGCTTCAACCACAGCCTCTGCCATCATATTGTCAAACTCTTCTGAAGTTTGATAGTCTTTACGAGCAGGGTGGTTTTGAATGATATATTGCATTGATAGCTCAATCTCTTCTACTTGTGTTTCGTCCATAATACCTCTTGAAGTATAAGTATTAACCAAGCTCTCAATTTCAGCTACAGCTAACTCAAGTTGTTCGTTGCTGTTATAGCTGTGAAGCATTTCTACTTTAGACATCACTGCTTTTACTTCAGGGCTCATTAGCTTGTTCTGTAATTCAGAACCTGCAGATTGACCAATCATAATTTGTGCTGTCTTTACAAGAGCTTTGTCTAGACTAATATCCCAGATGTAAGATACAGCTTTAGTTAGTTTCGGTACAAAAGTTAATGTACGATCTGAACTGTGCTGGTAACCCACTTCTAGATACTTTTCTAGTTTGTTAACTGGTACTTCTAAAGAGTTAATCTCTTGATTAGTAGGAATACCGATGTTAAACTTCTCACGGTAGTCTCTTGCTCCTTTAGTATAATACTTAACTAACTCACCTGCAGATACACGGTTAACCGTCATCTTTAACATGAAACGATCCCAGAATGGAGAGTCTGCCTCTTCTTTAGGAATTTCGTTACAGGTAGCAATGAATAGCTTCCACTTACATGGAATCTTGTGCTTACCGTTAAATAAGAACTTCTCGTTCATTACACCTAACATAGCGTTACGTATAGCTGAAGAAGCTTTATCTACCTCGTTAATGATAACAATCTCTGCATCTGCAATTGGTGTATTAAGATCATACACGTTGTCAGTAAATAATTTACCTAAGTCAGGCATACCCTTAATTTCTGATGCTTTAGTACCCTCATCTGTTTCTAAGATGTAAATCTTATTAGCAAAATCTTGAGCTGTCATTTTACCGTCTTTGTTAAGCCATGCTTTGGCATAGTCTAATACGGTTTTTGTTTTAGCAACACCTGGTTCACCTACTAGAAGACATGGTAGTCCTGTAGATTCTGCTAACGCTAGCATTTTAAATACCTCTTCTTTGTTTATAAGAGAAGTTTCAATAGTACGAATTTCCTGTGTTGTTCTTTTTGTTATAGATTTTACTTTTGACATGTTATGTTGTTTTGTAGGTTGATTACTATAAGTTTGCAAATGCTGAGAGTTCTTCTGAGTTTTCTGGTACGTTTGTGAAACTATCTCCATCATTTGCAGGTACTGCCTCGCTGATATTGGATCTATTATCAGTTCTTCCTGATACTTGTTCCAAAGTCTCAGTAAAAGATGGTTTTCCAACGGTACTGGTGGTTTCTCTAAGGGTAGCATTTGATTTGTTATTAGTTATTACAAAAACTCTTGCAATTGTATCTACGTTCTGTAATTCAGGATGTTTCTGAATAACTTTAATATGCATATCTAATGCATTATATTTCTCTTGGATGGAGCCGTAGCCCAAGTCATCCTTTTTATACCAAGTGTAACCACTGTGTAATAAATCTATAATGTCTTGTACATCAATAGATACTTCTTCTTTTTGAATAGCCATGTTATGTTGTTTTTGAATGTTTACCAATTAATTGTATACGGTTTGCCGTTATTAGCTTCTATGATTTCATTTACTCTTACAAACACATTGTTACAGTCCCATGTAGTTTTAGTATAGGCTGCTGATGCAGGATGTGAAGCTTTAAGAATATAATGATTAGGTCCAATGATTGACTCTAGTTCTTGAGCTTTAGCTCCTAGTAGTACAAATATCAAACCTGAGTTTGTAAAGTTTAGCATATCAAATAGGTACATAACAAACTCATTCCATATATGGTGATGACTTCCTATTTTATCTATCTGACATGTTAATGCTGTGTTTAGTAATAATACTCCTTGATTAGCCCATCTAGCTAGGTTTGGATCCTGATAAGTTGGAAACTCTTGATACACAGTCTGTTCTATAGCTTCAAACATGTTTCTTAAACTAGGTTGTGGCTTCTGTGTGATGCTACAGCTAAAAGCTAAGCCATCTGCTACACCCATCATAGGATAAGGATCTTGTCCAACAATAATTACCTTAAGATCTTTTTCTGGACACTCTTCAAAGGCTCTGAATACTTGCTTTAAAGGAGGAGTAAATCTTTTACCAGCTTCTCTTTCATTATAAAGAGTTTCTAATATTTTATCAAAGTCTGAGCTTTGTATAAAACCTTTAAGTTTGTTAGCCCAACCAGATGGTTTAAGCTTTTCTATAAGTTTTTCTTTAATTTCTGCTAAGTTTATAGTTTGTTCCATATTTATTGTATATTTGAAGTTCAAACCCCTCAAGTTATGTCTAAAATCACGATGATTAAAAATGATGCTGTAGTTACTATTAGTATAGGCTCAGCATTTCTTAAAAGAGTTCAAAAGGTTATGGTTCAACTCATCTCTGATAGAACAGATGAAGAGATTGAAGAATTTAAAAAACTCATACAAGATGTTACTCTTGAAGAGCTTCCAGAACCGTGGATGGAAAATCTTTTAATTGTCAATACGTTACTTAGATCTATTGAGCAACAAGCTATTGCGTCAGGACAGACATATGAAAAAGATGTAGATGATATTGATGAGGTTAGTTAACAATAAAACCAATATCTTCTCCAATCTCTATAGATGCTTGTATAGCTAATGATAGTTCTTCCCTAGAACAATCTGCAAAACTTTTAGCTAGAAAATATTCTTTACCTGCTACATTACGTGCAATACATAATCCAGCTCGGTCTTTAACTAATATTTTCATATTCTCTACAGTCTCACCAATATGCATAGCTAGTTGTTTTATTACAACATGTAGCTTAGCTAATTGTGGTAGTGTACCGTCATCGTGTGTCATTTCATAGAACACTTCTACAATTTGACCGTTAGGAATGTGACCAGTAAACACTTCAAACTGTTTAGCTTGTGCTAAGCTAGAAAACTCTAACTTACCATCTTTCTTTATATACTTACCTGTAAAGTGAATACTCATAATTTTAAGATTCTACGTCATGAAATGTTATTTTAGTAGAGTCAAGATCTTTTAATGCTTCATTAACCCACTTTTCATCTACGGTTCCTTTATAACACAGTATATGTATAATAGCTGTGTCATCTGGATTAAGTCTTAAAAGTCTACCAATACGTTGGTTGCTTTTACGCTCATTACCGTAAGCATGCATAATGATACCTGCTCTAAGATTAGGTATGTTGATACCCTCATTTAATTGTAGTACACAAGACAGTTGATCAATCTCATCATTCTTGAATTTTAGAAGATTTTCTTCTGCATCAGGATTGCTTGAGTGGTATGAACTTTTACAAATTCTATCAGCTTGTACTTGCGTGTTACAAAATACTATACACTTGTCTTCTATCTCATTGAGTAGATACTTAGCATACTTTTCTTTTGTCTTAAAATCCATTAGTGTACGCATTCTCATTACAGAAGCAATCTGCTCTTGCTTTTTAGACTGAGCTTCCATTAGTCTTTTTGTCCAATACTCATAGTTTTTACGTTCTGATGTAAAAAACTCTTTGTCTTTAAGCTTTACAGGCATAACGTTATCTACAGAAAGCGGCATCTTATGTACTATAATTCTATAGTCATTTAAGATGTCATCATCTATAGCGTCATCTGTAATATACTTGAATACTATCGGACAATAAACATGTACTAATATACCTTTTTCACTATTTGTATGTCTAGGAGGAGTACCAGTTAATCCTAATATTCTACCTTTATAAAAGTTAAAGAATGGAGCATGCGTGTTTAATAAGCTGTGACACTCATCAAGCACTAGAACATCATACTCTTTAGGATCTTTTTTGCTTAAGGATAAGTAAGTAGTAAACTCTACACCTTCTAATGATATATTAAACTTGGAAGCATCGTCTACCCAACTATCAAATATAGATAGTTTAGGTGCTACGACTAATACTTTCAGTCTATCTTTATAGATTTTCTGAAAGTGATCTATATACTTCAAACCTATTAAGGTTTTACCAACACCCATTGATATAGCTAGTCCACACCTTTCGTGTTTTGTAGCTATATCAAGAGCTTCTTGTTGGATCTCTTCTCTTTTAGACATACATCTCTGATTCTACATAACAGAAACTACAACATAGTGTAATGAGTCTTATGTGCTTACCACATTCATTGTCAGCTCTACTGACAGTTTCTTTTAAGTTGTTAGCAACTACTGCTTGTACAAAGCTACCGCCTTGTAAAACATTATCTCTAGTCATCATTACAGATATCATTACATCTATAATGTGTTCAGATACTTGTTCGTTGTATCTGTTTGCAAAGTGGACTACAGCTGTTCTGTAATTGTCCCTTATTTCTTGCCAATTGTTTTCCATATTATAATCGGTTTTCTGATAATCCAAGTTCTTTTGCTTCATTAGGATGGAGTTCTATCCATGTATGACAGTTTCTGCACACAGGTAACCATGTAGCAATACGTAGATGGTTCTTACCTCTACCTGCTTTATGATGTACTTCTGTTGCATTTGCTGTACAACCAGCTAGTTTAGCTTTACATAAAGTATTTACTATAAGGTATGCAGTACGTATTTTAGAATACTGATCTACAGTTTCCTTCATCTTTTTAGACATAGGAGCTATAGACTTTGGCTTCTCAATATTGTACCAGCAGTCTTTACAGTATTTATCTTTACCGTGAGACTTCCATATGTGTTTAGGCTCGTTACAGCCGGCACACATCTTAAGTTTCGCTTGTATCCCCATCTTTACTAGTTTGAGATGAATGAACTTTTCTTTTTAATATAACACTGTCTGTTACAGGTTTACCTAAAATACTAATAGGTTGGCTGATTCTTTCAGCTTCAATATAGCTACCGCCATCCAACACCTTATCTAAAAGGAGTTTGTCTAATTCATTTTCTGGTACCAACACTAACTGTGCTGCACCATTAATTACAAAAGTACATTGCATAATCTACTAAGTTAAGTTAAAAAAATTGTTTGGTAAAACGCCAACTTCTATAAGTTTGTTAGCTATTTTGTGTTTTGTTAATCCTAGCTCTTTAAACGTGTGTGTATCCTTATGATGACGATCATAGGTAGGAATCTCACACATTTTCTTAGCCATAATTGAGTTTGGAAATAATATAGTTAAGAGTGTATTAATCTTATGGTCAACAATCTGTTTCTTCCATTCATTAAGTACATCTTGTGCTTTATTATAACGTTCTAAAATTTCAATCCGTCTTTCTTTAGAAAGTTCTTTTAGTTGTATAGGAGTATATACATTTAGACCATATATAACTTCAGCATATAACTTTTGCTGAGGTTTGTTGAATACAGGTCTTTCAAGCTTTTGGTATTTAGCTGTACCGTTAATCTGAATAGATTTAACTACGGGAGATTCGTAAGCTATAAACTTATGCTTGTTTGCATCTCTAAAAGATATAACTATACCTTTAGAGTTAGCCGAAATGGCTTTGTTTGGATTGTGTGACATGAATCTGCTTTTTGTGGTGGGTAAATATAAAAGGCCCAGCTTTTACACTGGGCCCTTAATTTATAAGTTTGCTTCTGCAGCTTTGCGAGACGTTAAGCTTTGTAAGCCACTAGTCATTGCACGTTGTGCAGCTATAACTTCTTTGATCTCCTCTGTATTATTGTGAGTGATCAATTGGTCATAACTGTTCTCATTAGTTGTATAAAATGCTTGACGATAAATAGGTTGATCATCAATAGTACAGATTACACCTGTAGTACCTGCCACCTTTAAATCACGATCAGGATTATCCTGGTTGAACGGTGTCAAAGATTCTACCACTACAATCTTACCTGGTAATTCCTTACCTTGTTTAAATCCAGCTTCTATAAGATCTTTTACAAGACCCTTGATTAATGCTGAACGCTTAGATGGTCTTAGCCATCCTTGATCATTAATTTGAGTAGTTGTTTGTTCTACTCTTACATATCCATATTCAGGATTGTTTGCTGATACGCCAACTACATTTCCGAGTTGGTCAGCTGTTACTACGACTTTAGTCATATATTTATTGTTTTAGTAATTTGTAAAAAAAACCCCCAGCACACCGGTTAAGGTGATACTGGGGGTATAAATTATTTAAAATAAATTATTTAATCATCTTCAGAATAGTTATAATCTATATCTAAATCAGTTAATTTATCTATTTGAGGTATATCTGTTAGATCAGGTAATACTTCTGGAGTCTCATCTGGTTGAGGAATAGATTTACTTGTTATAACAGATCCAAACCATGGATCTTCTAGTGTGTCACCATAGTTATATGCTATCAAGTATTCTAACTCTTCATCCGACATCTCAAAGTATTGTTCTGTACTAATCTCTATAACTCTTCCGTTAGGCAATTGGTACAACATATTACTATAGTTAGCTGTATAAAGCTAAACCATTGATATTATATTGCAAAGAACTATATTATAAAGTACGGATAATAGAGCTATAACTTAAGACTCTTTAGGTTTTTTATTACTTTGATATAGTTTTTTCTTCCAGTATGCATTTGTTTTGTTGATAGTTTCCTGCCGCTCCACAAGCTTTTCTTTAAGTTCTTGATTCTCGGCTTCTAGCTCTTTCACTTTCAAGTGAGGAAAAATCTTGTTAATCCATTTTAACATATACATAATTTAAACTAATTAATACTCTTGGTAAACTTTGTATACAAGTTACCAAATCTACCACTATTTTCATCAAATTTCTTACTTAACTCAGGTAATTCTACAAGTTCAATAGTTTCTACTAAGTCACCTTCAGGTGATACAGCCATTCTTATTATCTCGTATACAAAGTTTTCTGTTTCAACTCCTGTATCTACGCTAATAATTAAGATTTCTTTCTTAATAGGTAATTTCTTGTAATCATCTACTATTGGGTCATAGTTTTCTTTTAACCCTTCACGCATCCAAGCTTCTGATGCCCAAGCTATTGCTTTTATCTCAAACTTCTTTCTAATCTCTTTAGATATTTCTGGTATCATTTCATCTACAAACATCTGTTTGCCGTGGTCTGAGTTAGCTATCTTTCCAGGAAGAGGTATGTGCACAAGAGCAGGCTTGTTTTCTTCTAAATGGTCACCAATAACAGTTACCATTGGTTGTATGTTACCAGTTTCTAATAACATATCTTTCATATTTTGGATGTAGTCTTCCTTGATTTCTATAAACTGTTCTTGTGTCATATAGTTTTATTTAATCCCACCACTCGGCAGAATGTCTTTTAAGAATCTCAAATATTAAGTCATCAGCTTTCTGTTGACGTACAAAACACATAAAGTGTGCTAATGCATCTTTATCATTAAAGTGAGAGTATGTAGAGTATTTCTTTCTAGCAGCTCTTTCAGCACTAGGATATTTCTTAATGTATTCTTCTAAGGTGTCTGATTTATAGTCAGAAAAGACTTCATCACCCATAACTACATATTTAAACTTCTCCATTTGATAGTACTGGTTATGCTTACGCTCTAAAAGATTAAGAACTACTGTCATCCAATAGTTATCTCTATCTACATGCTCGTGTCTATTAGCTTTAACTAAATACTCTCTTTGAAATTCTATCTTCTTCTGTAAGAGTTTAGTAATATAATAGTCATCCCAATCTCTGTCTTTCCAGATGATTGGTAACCAACGTATCACGTTGCTAACTGATCTAAAAAATTCTTTTATACGCCAATTTACAACACGTAACCATTTAGGTTTTCTGTTGGTATCCCATGCTGTATCAGCAGGTATAGGCAGTTTAGTATACTGTTTCATCATCTAAGTGTTTAGCTATTTCTCTAAGTGAGTTTGCATGAGTTTTATCTAATATAAATTCATCCCATGCTCCATATTTAGATTTATATCCAAATATGTATTTAATTCCATATACAAGACGGTACCAAAAGGATCGTCTTACTAAATGTACATGAACAAATGCTTCTGGAGGAAACAAATCTCCACCTTCATCTAGGTGTATAATCATTTGATGTTCTGAGCTATAACAGCTACAGAGTAATAACATATGCTTATCCATAATGTTTGATTTAAAAGTAAGAGGTGGTGAAGACCAATGTCAAGCTTCACCACCTTTACTAGTTCATTAACTACTCATACGGTTTCAGACCTGGAAAAATTTACCGTTTGTTTATTCTGCTTCTGCTACCCGGATATATACATGTAGCTTCCAGACGTGGTATTTTTTCGTTAACTGCTCCTAGATGTCCGGCTTTATAACGGCTCCACATAACAAGTTACATGGGACATGATCACGCACTCGGTTTTATTATGTGCTGGCTTCAATCTAGTAATCTCTTAATGGAAATATACTTTCTTAGTCTCTTTCCAATTGTATATATCTTGTAGTGTATCCAAATAATCTTCAGTTTTACTGAAGTCATGGAGCTCTTTACAACGCTTTGGTAGCTTTCTAAACAATCTATCTACGTTAAAATCTTTGTGATTCATCATTACAATAACTGATGATACAAAACCTTTACGGTTGTAGTTTTTGTAATAGACAGACATTCTTCTTAAAGTTTCAGCAACTTCTTTAGCTTTGTTGTAGCTTTTAACTTTAAATCTACCTGATATAAAGACATCATGTGCATTACCACCAGCTGCACGTTGGTTACCCAACATAAGAATAGCTGTACTATGTGGAAATTCTGAATAAGTACTACAGAATGTTCTGTATAATCTATAATCTGCTAAATTCTCATCAGTAGAGAAACTTTGTGCATAGTCTGCATAGTTCCATTTAGTAGCTGTAGCTTGTAGCTGAGCTATTTCTGATGTAGACATTGATTCATCATCTACGATGAATATTACAGGAATCTTTAGGTGTGCACATGCTTTTAAACGGTGTTGACCATCTAATACGTGCATTTTAGAATCTACTTTGATTGGGATTTTCTGACCCATTACTTCAAAGCTTTTAACCAACTTTTGTACGTTGGCTTGGTTAATTGGTCTATTGTCAGCTCTTGTCTTGAACTGAGAATAATTACTTGTTTGGAAGATGTTTCCAATTTTTTTTGAATCTTTCATATATTATTTTGTTAAGGAATAAACTGATGTTGGTTTAAAAGTCTATCTCAGGGTTCCATAGTTCTTATGGGTCTACGCTGTCCTTGGTCACGGCTAATAAGTTATGTTTACTGTTCGTTTGACGGAGCTCTATCATCATGTCGTACTACTGAGTAAGGAAACTGTTCGCTTCACACTTGTCCTGGTAATTATGGTTAATACGCTATGTAGCTCCTGAGATCAGACTTTTTTAAAGACTATTATTACAGGCCGATGCGGCTCGAAGAGCGTTGACTTACTCGGATCTATAATAATCAGTCAATGACTGGCGTGGAGACAAGGACTTAATCATATATTTGCATGTATGTACATCTAATATATGTGCACGTGTCCCACTTGCCTTAAGGACTTTATTTTAATATGATTGTCTTCCATGTTCTACCTTTTCCCATATACACTCTTTCTATAACACCTTTACTTTTGAGGGAATCAATACAACGCTTAATAGTGGATTCTGTAGTTTCTAATTCCGCAGTCATTCTACTCACACTAAGAATCAGTTCATTTGTAGAACTATTAGCGTATGTACATAGGTAAGAATAAAAACCTTTGTCTCTAATAGAGATTTTAGGGTCTCTCATCACTGCATTAGATACCTGCCCAAACCCACCTTTTAATCTATAGTTACTAACTGCCATAGTGATTTGATTGTAAGTAATAAAAAAAAGAGAGCCTAAAATATAGACTCTCTTATTTACCAACCCTTATTCATCATCCTTAGAAAATAATCCTGATAAAAGATCATTGATATCAAAATCTGAACCCTTTTGTTTAGAAGATGTAGTGTTGTTATCGTTTCTAACAAGTAATAAATACTTATCAAAATTATAACCACTCTTCTTAACCAAACCTATACGCTGCATGATGCTCTCTTTTGTAAATACTTCTACATCATCCTCATCAGCTTCTAAACCAGATTCTTCACGATCTTTTAATTCTTTAAGCTTCATAATACTCCTGATGATTTCCATCTTAATTCTCTCTTCACGTGACTCTGCATTTTCCACATTGGTATTTCTGTACACAGAATATACTTCTTTGGCCATACGCTGGTACATCATGAAAGTTAACAAAGTGTATTCATACTCTACAGGATTAGTAATCATAGAAAGTAATCTTTGTAGATCACCTGTAACTGTACGAAACTCTTTTGGAATATCATCTACATCATCAAATAACTCATCTGCTTGTAAAGAGTTACTAAATATTGCAAAGAATATACGTTCTCTACAAATGTTCTTGGTCTCATCACTGACACCTAATGCCAGATGAAAGTTATCTTCATCATGGTTAAAATTTCTATCTTTAAAAGACATAGTTATTTATATTTAATAGTTAATTAATTAAAAAAATAATCAGCTTAACGTACTGATTATGATTGGTGTTTCCTAATTCTAGACAGCTCAGCTGCTAGTGTCGGTATTGTATATACTACTAAAACATACTGACTAACATGAAGTTAATCAAAGCAGTAATTATTTTTCGTAAGCCCCCGTCACGACAGCCATATCATCTGTAGCAGCTCACGGTTGATCAGACCTGTTTTCAAGATTTGAGCATGAGCGTGCCCTACTAGCTCCTGCTAGCTTCACCGTCTTTTAAGTATGTAATGTAACATACTTAATATTATCACCCATAAGTACAGGTATATTAATAGAACGTTTGTCTGCTAATACCGATACATTTAACTGGGTACACCATTGTTGAAACTCTGGTGTTACTATCATTGGCTCTCTACGAGAGATGTAAGTTAAGCCCACTGTAACAGCAGGCTTAACGTTAAATAATATTTCTAATAACTTTTTCATGTACTAGTTTTAATTGTCCATAAATTCAAAAACGTAGGTGTTTGTAAGTGTATCATACACCACCATCATTTCTGTTGGTTTAGTTCTATCACGTGATATAGTCTCAGTGTTAAATTCCTCAGGTAGATCATAAGCAACCTGTTGTAATTTATAATGCTTTAATACATTATAGTAAGAGACAGCTATACATAATAGAAGAACAGCTATTATAGCCACTGCAAATTTGTTTATACCTTTCATAAGTTGTTATTTAGAATGATTCTATCATAGGTAATAGTTCTGTGGCTTGTTTATAATCATCAGCCCAGATTTTATACCCGTTAATTGTCCATAAACATTTACCAGTTTCTATATTAATTTCTTCTGGTATAGGATCCATAATATTATTCTCTTTTACAAAGTATTCAGGTTCTTCATCTAATGAATAAACCTCAGGTGTAATACCCCACTCTGATTCAGGATTAAGAACACACACTTGTACTTCTACATAACCGCTTCTAACCCAATTATTAGTTGGTGTAACTATATTATGTTTATGTAAAAAGTTTGTAATGCCCTCATTCTCAGAGTAATCCTTGATTAAAACTTCATTAGGTTGAAGTAATACATCTGGTAAGTTTACACTTGCAGTCATGTAAGGTGTAGGACCATAATCTGGATCCATTTCTAATAACTCAATTGCCGGACGTCCATTGTTATAATGACGTATGTTCACAGTCACTTGGATATCTTCACAAGTGAATGGATTAGTTAGTTTAAACTGTTTCATGTTAAATGAATTTTGTGGGTGGAAAATTATCTTACTACTACCGTACAACGATAGTATTTAGGTGGATGCTGTGGGTTATAAA